GGGTCGATCATAAAGAGCGACAGCCAGCAGTCGTATCGCCATAAGGCACTCCGGATCGCATCGACAGTTTCTGTCAATGCGCCGTATGCCTGAGGTCGAAATTGACTGTAAAACGGAGACTCTGATGCAACCAGGTTAGGACGGTAATACTCGAAGATTTCCACCAGGTTATCTTCGTGGGCTGCAATGCGCTCAGCCCGTGCACCATGGGTGTCGCCAAACCAGGTGTCTTTCGCCAGTTTCGACCCGACGAAAGTAAACGCAGTGCTCTCGATAATTTCGAGCTTCACTACGTCTACTCTCAAGGCACCCATTCCAAGTGTCTCACTGCCAGGGTCGATACCGACGATGCATCCGATGGGGGATGCACCTTCCGGTATTACTAACATGCCTTAGCCTCAGCTGGTGGTAGTCTGCGAACCCGTGGTCGTGCCCGTCCCGGAGGTGAGCTTGTACAGAGGTTCCACCGCACCACAGTCGACCACGTTCTCGACGCCATCTTGGCTGAAGTTCAGCGCATAGAAGGTGTTGATAAACGTATCCACTTGCGCGGCGATGACTTCCTTAAAGTTGAACGTGGGTTGCCCCGATCCCCCCACTGCAATGACCTTGTCCACGCCGGAGACCAGCGCAATCTCGGAAACGATCGCAGCGTTCGGATCACCATAAATGATGTTCGCGACGTTCAAAATTTCCGTGACGTCATCGGCCGTGAGCGTAATGGGCACCGGTGCCGAGGCCATCACGTAGTCGCCGGTGGCCACATTCACGCCGGTGGGCGACAGGGCTTGCGGGTTCGGATTCAGATTGGACGTGTCGGGCTGGAAGGGCGTGGTCGTGACCGAGCCATCCGCATTGATCGTCTTGTACTGCATCGATACCGCTACGCCCGTAAAGTCGATGCGCTTCAGGTAGTAGGCGATGTAATTGACGCCGTTGTGCGTTTCTGCCACTCGCAGACCGTACGCCGCTTGTTGGGCTGACGTCAAATCGTTGGTGGGTTCACGCAGCACAAACGGCAGGTGGTTGTAAAGCGCTGCGTCGGTCGTCAAGTGCTGGATCGGCTCAGGGATGTACAACCCGTTAGTGATGTTCAGCTTGTGACCGCCATTACCGATCGCAAAGTAACGGCAGGTCGGCAGCACCCCGGAGTTGGGCAGAACGCCCGGCTGCACTTGAAACTTTTCATTCAGCGTGCTGTTGGTAGCCAGTGCAAACGGCAGCCCCAAGAGCTGGCACGACTGCAGATAGCTGCCGTACACGGTGCGTACGATATTGTCCATTCTCTTACCTGAAAAAGGGTGGCACAGATTACTTAATCACACTATTTGCGATCAATTGGCCCGTGCTTAAAAGCCGTCGAGGTCGAGCTGCGGAATGACGTTAATCGTTCCATCGGGCTGGTGGTAAATCAGACCAGTGAGATGCCCGGCACGAATTACACTCGACAGAGTCGTCGTTTGGGTATCCGGCACTGTGGGCTGGAAGTCATTGCCCCAGATGTCCGTGATCTTTTGTTGCTCGCCTGCAGGCAGGTTCAGCCAGTCACACAAGCCCGGCACTACAATCGCCTGGCTAGGGTTAGGGGCGGCGCAGTCGCAGTCATGCATCCGAAAGCGCACCTTACCTGCATTGAGGAAGGTGTGCTGCAAGTTGCTACTGACTTCGTGCCATGGATTCTTGATCGCTAGTTTTACGTGGTTGGCCATGGACACATGTCGATCATGGATCGGCGTGTACTTGGTCACCTGGTTCTCAAGCGAGTTCTTAAAGTGCGGGTGTTGATCGAGCGCCCGTACTCCCAGATCCGTGGCATCCATCTCGTTGGCCTGATGGCCGCGTGCGTCACCGACCCGAATCGCTGCCCACTCACCGGGCACGATAGTCGAATCGTTGATGGTGGACATGAATTGAATCGAGTAGCTCGAGAGCTGCTCCATCATGCCAATCATCGCCTTCTGGATGTTCGCGACGCTGGGCGTCGTGATAAGATCCTGACCCGTGGCATGTGCGACGATTTCCGCGTAGAGCGAACCCCACTCGGTTTGCGTGAATGCGGCGACATCCAGGTTGCGTGCTGCAAACCAAGCCGAGTAGTTATCGCCCGGCTCGGCGACGTAGCACAGATTGTCGCTCCACAACAGCGAGGTGGCGTTCTTCACATAGCCGCGCACTTCCATGTGTTCCTGATACGACACCAACCCGTCTTGCTGATTGGCTGCCGTATAGATCTGCTGACACAGGTTGTAGAATGCCTCGGTCGAGAGGAAAGTCGACGACGGCTTGATCAGCGGCATCAGGTCATGAATCTCCTGCAGCGTCGCACGATCCACCTTGCTCATGTCGCAGACCGCTGCCATGGCATCGACGCTAGGCGTCGGCAGGCGCGGCACGCGCTGCGCGAACATCGGCGGGATCACATCCAGCGTCATCCCAATCGAAGCGTTCAGTGCGTACCAGGCGAGACAGAACGCATCCTTCGCAAACAAGGGCACCGTTTCACCGGTGGCCGGGTTGGTGAACTGCACCGCCGAGTTGTAATACCCGAGGCTCGAGAGCCACAACCAGTTGTTGACCAGGATCTCGGAGAGCGGATACTTAACGCTACCCGTGTAGTCGATCATCGACGATTCAAGCGCCTTGGTCGGCAACTCATTGGAGAGCGAATTTTGCATCGCCTCCAGAATCTTCGGCTCGTAGTCGCCCTCGTACTTCTCATTGTCACGCGCAACGGGCCGTTCTTTGATCAGCATCTCGTCCAAGCTGATCTCGTTGATGCTATCGAGGTTGTAGCCCAGATTGACCGGGTCGCGGGTGAACGTGATGGTCGGATAGAGATCCGCGGGCATCTTAGACACGTCATGGCGCATCGTGTACTTTGCCAGGGGCAAATTACGCTCGGTCATGATATGGTCCACGAGCCACTCGAAGATCTCCGACTGCCCGGCGTTACGCTCCAGGTAGTTGATGTTCCGATATAGTTCGAGCGACTGTTTGGTCGTCAGCTGGTCGAGGTACAGATCGAGCAGGCCATGACTCAAGAGGTACTGCCGCACGTGAAAGCTATGCGCCTCATTGGTCTTACAGGCTTCCAGGCGCAGCGACAAAATCACCTGCGGCAGCAGTGCGTACATGATCCCCAAGGTGAACGGGGTGTACATGTCGTCCGAGACCGTGTAGGCGAGATTCACCCAACGCGTTTTGAATCCATCGATCCAGCGCTGCAGCTTGTCGATGAGGCTGTACTCATTGAATTCGACCAGGCTGCTCGGGTAGGCCAAGATCTTCCCATCGGCGGCCGTGATGGCATCGTCGATGTCAACCGGATTCAAGATCCCGTTGATCAAGGTGACCTGGGTCGGATACTGAGCCACCAGGGCCAGATAGTCACGTTGGCCAAACTGGTAGGCCTTCGCAGTCGCGCGGTGCAGCGCCAGATTTTCGACTGTGAATTCGATCGTTTCCAGCGTGTCCATCGAGACGACATACATCATCGTGTCGGCGAAGTGATACTGGCCAGATAAATTCATATAGTAGCGCCACGTCGTGGGGTCCAGGTCATTGACCTGATCCACCCCGTAAACGCCGCTAATATACGTGTTAATTGCATCAGCCGTGGCTGACGACTTGACGACAATGTATCGGGCCAACGCGAGTACACTGTCGAGATAGACCTGATACTGATTCGAGGTACTAGTTGTCGCGGCCATAACGGCGCCCCTTATTTCAATAACATGCAGTCCTTGTTTTTCAAGGGCTATCTTTCGTTGAGGTTCAAATGTCCAAAGCGTTGAAGGAAGCCATTGCGCTTGCTGGCAGTGGCAAACGCTACTCGGCGATGTCCTTGGTTCGTCAAGACCCAGGCATGGCCGCCACCATCAGCAAGATGGTCCATGGCAAAACGCCTCCCCGGTACGACAGCTCTGGAAACATGACGACGGACAATCCGTCGATCCAGGCATTGAAGAACGTCTCGGATAATACGGTTCAAAACATCTCGGACGCCCAGACGGTGCTCCAGACGTTGCCGGAACTCGAACTGGCCATCCAGATCCTCGTGTCCTCGGTACTTTCACCGAAAGACATGATGACCGTGGAGCTGACATATAAAGCTCCCGAGAACCTGGTCCCGCCGGAAGTGAACACGGCAATGACCAATCGTGTTCGCGTCCATTTTGAACAGAACTATAAAATAAAGCAGGTCCTTCCTCGGATGCTGCGTGATGTTCTGGCTGAGACGGGCTCGTATCCGGTCGCGGTGATTCCTGAGAACTCGATTGACGATGTGATCAACTCCAATCGCAAAGTCTCGATGGAAAGCCTCACCGAGCATTTCACTAACGATGGCAAGATCAAGCCACTCGGTCTGCTCGGGCCAGTCACGAAGAACAAGCCCACTCCCACACGGGCGGGCGCGGCGCTCTCGATGGAGTCGCTCGAGACGTTTAAATTCGACACGACCTACAACACCAGCGTCACGTTGGAGAAGTCGTTCGATAACGCGGCGCAAGAGACGTACACGACAGTCACCGACAATCCGTCGCTGCTCAAGATCCCGATGATCAATCAGAAGATCCGGGAAAGTCGCGTGATGGACTTGCTGGGTGCCCGCAACGGTCTGTCGCGCAGCATGAAGCTCGCCACCGAAGCGTACGGCGCGCAGAGCCCGATCCATCAGGTGCAACAGCATAAGCCCAATGACCGGGAACTGGCGGGGATGATCTATCGGGATCGCAACTACCAGTACAAGCCGATCACCACGCTGAAGACCCAAGAGCAGCTGAATCGTCGCACGGTGGGTGCACCGCTCATCATGCACTTGCCCTCGGAAGCCGTGATTCCGGTGTTCGTGCCGGGTAACGTTGAGCAGCACGTGGGCTTCTTCATTCTGATCGATGAAGACGGTCATCCGATCCAGCGTATTGCCGACATCGACTACTACCAGCAACTGAACGCCCGGATGAATTCGGGTGGTTCGTTCCCTTCGGCCATGCTGCAAAAGGTCAAGGCGAACATGCAGGGGTTCGACAACACCAACAACGCCCACCTGGATTACTCGGCGCGTGTCTACGGTGAAATGATCGAGCAGGATCTGTTGGCTCGGCTGCGCAACGGTGTGTACGGTAACGGTGTGGCACTGGCCAAGCGCGAAGAAGTCTACCGCATCATGTTTGCGCGGGCGCTCGCTAAGCAACACACGCAGCTGCTCTTCATGCCGATCGAGTTCATGACGTACTTCGCGCTGCGCTATAACGGCGACGGCATGGGTAAGTCGATGCTTGACGACCTGAAGATCATCAACTCGCTGCGCTCGATGCTCTTGTTTGCTAACGTGATGGCGGCCGTCAAGAACTCGATGGGTCGCACCGAGGTCAAGATCAAGATGGACGAACACGATCCTGACCCGCAGAAGACCTTCGAGCGCGTGGTGCACGAAATCTTGCGCAGTCGTCAGCAAGCGTTCCCGGTGGGGACCAACTCGCCGATGGACATCGTGGACTGGGTGCAACGCGCCGGTTTTGAGTTCGTACCGGAAGGCCATCCGGGCTTGCCGGACATGACGGTGGAGTTTGGTGAGAAGAACACCAGCTACGTGAAGCCCGATACGGAGCTCGACGACGATCTGCGCAAGCGCTCGATCATGGGTCTCGGTCTCACGCCGCAGTCGGTCGATGCGGCTTTCGAAGCGGAGTTCGCCACGTCAGTCCTGACCAACAACATCCTCTTGTCCAAGCGGGTGATGAACATTCAGGAAGTGATCGAGCCGCAACTGGCTGATCACGTGCGTAAGGTCATGATGAACGATGAAGAGCTCGTTCGTGATCTGCGGGCGATTCTGGAAGCGAGCGCCGATAAGCTGCTCGAACGTTTGAAGAAGCAAGACGAGGCCCATAAGGACGATCCGACCTATCGCTCGAACCTGGGTGGTCAGCCCAAGGAACTGGTGATTCAGCAGCTCCTGTACGACTTTGTGATGGGTCTGGAAGTCAGCCTGCCCAAGCCGAACAGTGTCACACTGGAAAACCAACTGGCGGCGATGGATACGTATTCGAAGTCGCTCGATCAGGGCCTCGACTACTACATCTCGACAAACTTCCTGACGTCGGACACCACGGGTGACCTCAGCAACTACGCAGGCTCGCTCAAGGAGATGGCCAAGGCCTACTTCATGCGTAAGTGGATGGGTGAGAATGGCGTGCTGCCGGAGCTCTCCGATCTGAACACGCTCGATGACGACGGCAAGCCGAAGCTCAACCTGTGGGACGCGTTCCAGGATCACACCAGCAACATGATCCTGAGCATGGACCACTTCATGAACGGCATGAAGCCGATCAAGGATGCAGCGGGGCTGAACAACGCCAAGCGTCAAGAGACCGACCAGAACAGCGGCGGGATGGGAGGCGGGATGGGTGACATGGGTGGCGGTAGCATGGGCGGCGACATGTCCATGGGTGGCGACACCGGTCTGGGTGGGTTGGGTGGCAGTGATGACTTTGGGGGTGGTGGTTTCGACACGGGCGGCGCAGGGGGCGGTGACGATCCCTTTAACCTCGGTGGCGGAGCCAGCACGACCGATGAATCACCTTTGAATCCGGAAGATGACAAGCCGGAAGATCAGGGTGCGGCCGAACCGCAAGTCTAAGACCAAAAAAAAAGAGCGTCATAAGCCCCCAGGCTTTCGCCTGGGGGTCTATGCCGTCTTTAAGACGTGTCGAGCACGCCGTTTGGATTTGTTATTATTGGCCCCACCGCACGGCCCCCGTTGTTCAATTACTAGTCACGGACCTTGAGCAGGTTCGCAGCCACCGTGTCCATCTGTTCTTTCAACACCGGATCAGCAGGCGAGGCTACCGGCGCAACGCCGCCCGGCCATAGTCCTGCGTCATCGACGTGGGCGATGGAACGGTTCATCCCGCGCGGCAATTTAGATGGCACAAACACGTTAGTCACGACCCCGAATGCATCGCGAACAATCTGTGCACTGCCCTCCTGTACCGCGTCGAAGATCCGGTCGGCTTCTGCTTGCAGTGCCGCCATCTCTTCGTTGGTCTTCCAGCGCACCCCGCACTGGTTATCGAACACCAGATCCACCGGTAGGTTCGAATAGTCGAATGCCATTTCACCCCCGCCGATATGCATCCCGCGAATGAATGACTGAGCACGTACCAGCATCTGTTCACGCGTTTCACCGGTGAGCGGATGGATCTGCATCTGGTACTTGAAGCCCGACTCCAGCTCGCCGTTATGATCCCCGTTGTCTTGCCCCAACGGATGACCCAACACCACGCCGCCAAATTCAGGCAGTGTTTCCAGAATCGGTGAAGATTCACGGGCTTGTTGGCTCGTCATGGCTTGCAGCGCCTCCCGGCCTGCTCGCGTCAGCTGGCTGTGAGCTTTCGGATCGAAAAGTGGCGTCGAGCCCGACACATGCGCGCCCGAGATACCGGCGTTCTGGATTTTCCGGTTGAGATGGATTTCCGGAAACTTCGGCTTGAGCGCAGTGTAGATGCGCACCACATCTGACGGCGTTACCGGTTGACGATCCCAGCGCGAAATAAATACGTCCAACTGCGGCAGGGTATCGTTGTCCTCGAACTCCCTCTTGCGGTAACCCAGGTAGCTCTCCTGCGCGGGTGGCGGGATAAGGTGAACGGTGCCGATCCGGAACTCACCAAGAAGGCTCACGAGTGCAGGTTCTTTGAGCATCTCGTCCAGCAAGGCCTGACACTTGAATTCCTGGAGCTGCAGGTATTCTTGCACTTCGCTCGACTTGTTCTGCATATCGAGCATGTGTTGCTTGGCGTATTTACGACGCACGATGCTTTTGCTCATCTCCTGCGTGAGCGTCGTGCCCACTGGCGGTTCGTCGTCTTCGGCGGCCTGAGCAATCTCCAGGAAGTTCTTCACGCTCTGGTCTTGATGGGCGTCACCGCTCAGTCGTACTTGACCTTCGGCGACCATCTCGTCACGCGTCTTGTGCGGCAGCAGCGCGGCGCTCGCGTTCAGGGCGTCGGGATTAGCTTGACGGGCTTGCTCCAGGATTGCCCTGGTGCTCGGACGCAACCGCAGTTCCGCTGGCAGCTTGGCCGAACCGAGCCCATAGTGACGCTCCATCACTTCAGCGCTCGAGAAGTCGCGCGGCGCATCACTAGCCGATGCTCCGGCTTGCGCGACACCCAGGTCCAGCGTGCTGCCTGGATAAGTGATACGCGTCGGTTGCCAGCATCCCATTTCCATGTCGACATGTGCCGCGTTCTGGTGGATCGGTGAATACTTCGTCGGCCTAGCCTGCCAGCGTTCCGTGCCTTCGATTCCGGCGTCGACCAGATAGAGACGCCCCACTGCGCGTTCGACGAAGACGAATTCCGTGTCCTTGAAGACACCGTTGGCGATGGCGTTTTCCAGAATCTGCTGGCATTCTTCCCGTGGCGGCATGCCGTCATTGAAAAACGAGATCTGCTCGTCTTCCACGCTGTTCTGGCGCAAGAACTCCGAGAAAGCATATGCGAGCAGCGTCTTACCGGTATGGCTGGCGCCGTCGATGGTGATGCGAATTCCTTTCTTCATCCTGTTCTCCTGAAAGCGTTATGTTAAGCGGTGGCGCATTCGATCTCTTGCAACAAGGGTCGATCCCCAAGGCGAAAGCCCGCGTTGATAATGAGACCCAGCACGCTGTTGGGCGTCGGCTCGCCCACGCCGTCGAGCCAGCGTTGATACTCGGCGCCCCCCTCGGTGTACTCTTGCGTGAGCTCACCATAGCCGAGCCAGTTAACCATGTCTGCCAGTGCCCGCTCCTGTTCACGGGCACGATTGTAAAAACGCGGCGCATATTCTTGCGAAGCTGAGCGCATAAAGCGCACTTCAAAGAAGCCCGTGAACTGCCGCGCCCGGATACGTACCTCGCGTTCAGCGGCTTCGCTGCCCGAAGTTGCGCCGAAGCGAATTTCCATATCACCCCACCCTGTCGAGGCATACAGCTTTTCCTTTACCGTGCCTAAGGGGAAGACCTTCTTCGAGATGATCTGGGAGTTCAAAGCCTCGATCAGCTTGACGCCGAATTCGTTACCAGCATTGGTGAAATCAAAGAGTTCCATTTTTATTCAATTAGGCCATAAGCGTTATAAGTAGACGAGGCGGCCGCAGCCACCTCGTCCGGATCACATTGCAGGTATTACAGATTGCCCGACTGTTCGACGACACAACCGTCGAGGATCAATGCTTCTTCGGCAGTGATACCTTCTTCCCCGAGACTACCAATCTCCAGAGTCGCCCTCTGGTTCTGGTTGGTCCATGTCACAAGCCCGTCAAGATTGACTTCAGCCGTATTGGGATCTTCCCGGCTAATGACCATCACGCTCGCGCTGAACATGTTTGGATTGGCCTCTCGCATGGCATCGAGCAACGACTGCGGCTCCTCGACGGCACCAGATTGGCTACTCCACGCACGGAATCCGGGCGAATCAGCAATGATGTTGGCTACAGCTACGTTTTCAAACCCGTAGGTATCCTTCAAACCTTGACCGATCGCCCGTCCTACCAGTTCCGCCGCTTTCCCATCGGGTGAAGATACGATGATGCTGATGGGTGCGTCCACCTTTCCTCCCTATTAATCGCGTTCATTCACCTCGTCGCGATCCAGCTCGAGCGCGACTTCCAGATCCGCAGCCTCGTTCGGCGGCAAATCCATCTCCACCTCGAGTTCCGGCTCCAGACAGGCACTCACCACTTCAATGCGACGATGGAAGAGCGCGGGATTCGCGTCTGCCATCGCATCGAGCAGCGACTTGCCTTGCTCGAAGTCCGTTTGCGGCTCGCCTTCGCCTTCGCTACTCACATCCGCGTTGTGAGTAACCGTGACGTTGGTGAAGCCGACGTTCTGAATTGCATGACCGACGACCTTACCGAGCGCCAGCGCGAGATCGTTGTTATCCGACTCGATGATGACGCTGGCAACGGCATCTTGTTTCTGTTCCATGTCCTTCCTCCTTGTTTTACTGCGTCGTTTACTGCACGATGACCGTAGCTGCTTCGGGTTTGCTCACCCGGATCGCATCGTTCAGACCTGCGCCGTCGCCAAGTTCTTCCTTGGCGTCTTCAATCATGTCCGTGACGAGATCCAGTGCCGCGCTGCCACCCGCTGTGGCAATGACGGCGATGGGTGCATCGAAGAGCTGCGGGTTCAGGGCCTTCATCGAGCCGAGGAGCGTGTCCGCGTTCGAGAGGTCCACATCCACACGCGTCGGATCGTCGCTCTTGTCGACATGGATCGCCACGTTCGTGAAACCTGCATCCGCGAGACCTTTATTGACCGCGACGGCGATCGCCTGTCGCTGGCTGATGTTGTCTGACGCGATGATGACACCCGCACCGCTGTCGTTCTTGGTTACGTCGTTCATAATGCGAGCAAATTCCTTCATGATACCGTTCCTGTTCGTGATGGGTTTTTGTTAGACGAGAACTTCGTCGAGTAGCACCGCTTTGGGTGCTACGAACGTGGCGAGGTCAATGATGGTGCCGTCTTTCAGACGACCTTGACCGGGCTGGAGTTCGGACGTATCGCCCGACAGTTCCGTTATGTCAATGTGGTCAGCCATGGTGCTTAGATGGGGCTCAGTGGCTTCCACAGGGTTCTCGCTATAGGGCATAGCGAGGATGCTCACCGGCCGCGCGAACAGTCGCGGGTTCAGTGCACGCATCTCGTCAAGCAGGCTCGGAAGCGCGGAGCGTTCGATCACCTTGCTTGTTTCGTCGTCGCGGCTGGCGATGCCAGTGTCGACATGGGTGAACCCCGATTCCTGCAGTTTGTCTTGAATCAGACTTGCCACCAGCTGCCGGGTCTGTGCGCCCTGTGCCTCGATGATGACATTGATTGCGTCAGGAGTCATGCCTAATCGTTCCTTGAAGGGCTCATAAGACGGAGGGGCCGAAGGCACCCTCCATCTCATGCTCAGTCGTCGTAAGTTTTACTTCTGCTGCGAGGGACCCACATGCGCCCAGATCGTGTTAGCGGCAATGAGAAGCTCTTCTTCGATCGCCTCGACAAAGAGTTCTTCGGTTTTACCATCGTGCAGCCACAGATCAAAGAATCGCCCTGCACCCGGTTCATCATTCCGATAGTACTCCCTCATCGACACGTACGGCACTTGCTGGCCCATACGGGTTAAGTCAATGAAGTAGAACTGGGTGTGTGCGTGACTGTCTTCTGACTCGCACACGTACATGGTTTTCAGCTGAATGCTCGGAGACTCCGAACGTACCGCTAACAGCTTAGCCTGCAGAATTCCCATGATGGCGTAGCCGAACGGGTTCGGTACGTTATCAGCCATCGGAACAGTTTCAGGAAGGGCAGGTTTCTTACGGGCGCTCATTAATGCTTACTCCGTGGTCTGGAACTTACGAGTCCGATGCAGTTCGATGGAGAATGCCTCGGGGTTCTTTTCGATCTCAGCCCACGTGGTGTGATCAGGCACCATTGCGGGCAGGGTGAGATTCACACGATGTGAGTCCCCATCGACTAAGAACATGCCGATCGCGCCTGCCCATTGTCCCACGTACACCTGCGGGATCTTTTCAAAACGCGCAATGCTACTCAGCTTGAGGAGCTCGCCCGCTTGCCCGAAGAATTCCACATTCACCCAGCCGGGTTGCAGGTCAAAACCCTCCTCGATCACGACCTTCCACCGGGGCTTACCGTCGGGCGTGTCCAGATACACCGTGGTAGTCCCGTAGGCGCTCTCAGTGGGCTCGCAGACGTCCGCGGCATAGCCAGTACAGTCGTAGGCTCCGACGACGCCCTTGGCCAGCAGCGCAAGCCCGCGACCGGCTGAGCACGCATCCTCCATTTCGAACTGATAGGACACTTGCGGCTGCAACTCGAGCCAGTCGGCATCCATCCAGAAACCGATCGGCTCGGCTTGCGTGAAATACGCCACCAGCGAGGTGACGAATTCGTCGGCTTCCAGATCGAGCTGACGACCTTTGCGATCGAGCACGGCCGATACATGCACGGGCGTCAGTTGGAGCACACGCAGATTGCCGCTCTTGATATTGAGCGTGCCGGAGAGTTCCATCTCCAGTCGCACATACATCTGTTCGGCCATCATGCGCTGCAAAATCGGCGGACGGGACTCCACCGTGGTCCAGGTCGCCAGCTCAGTCAGACCGATCACAAACGGAATGCGCTTGTTTTCGATCGCCAGCTGACAGAAGTCGGTTTGCGAGGACGGGGCGAACCGGGCATCCGCTACATTCAGCCCGATGGCCGAAGTCACCACCTTCTCACAGTCGGGCAGCTTGAACACCACCCCATAGAGCCGCGGGTTCGTCGGATCAATGCCCCAGCTCGAGCGGATCACTTCCTGCGCGACGAGCTCTTCACTGCGAGCGAGCCCCGTGAAGGGAATGTTCACGTTAAAGCGCAATGCCGATGTGTAGACCGAGATGTGCGGAGTGAGCGCTTCTGCTTCGCCGAGATTGTACTGATCATCGACAAAGTGGTAACGGTTAAAGGGGGTATGCAACGGTAGGATTTTCATTTTCTTTTCCCTGTCTTTCTAACCTGTACTGACTACGCTAAAAGCGAATAGTGGTCACACCACCCTGAATCTCGATGGCCTTGATGGGACCATCGGGCGGGCTCGGATTGGTGATCCGGTTCCAGGCCGCCTCATTGGGGATGTCTGGTTCAAACGCTTGCCGGGCCGTCTCCACCGTAATCGCGGTGGAAAAGATTTCGGGATTGAGTATCCGACACTCTTCCAAGAGCGTGGTCACATTCTCGGACGGCATCTGCTCCTTGTGATCCGGAATGTAATCGACGTGCTGAAAGCCTGCTCCTTCCAGGGCCCCAAACACCACTTCTTTGGCGACCCAGCGGGCGCGCTCTGTGCCGCCAGTGATCACGATGCTCATCGCATCTTCACCCACATCCAGCGGTCCCACCAAGTCCATGTTCAGCTGTGCCATGCTAACTCTCCCAGACGTCGGTTGCTAAATAGAGGTAAAGACGGATCAGGTAGTCGTGAATGGATTCCGCATTCACCCACAGCTCCGCTACTTCGATGTCGTCATTGCGCGCGCCGACGACATGACGCATCACTTTCACCCGTGCCATGCGCAAGCCTTCGCGCTCCGCCACGCTTAGGTAGCCTTTCAGCCCCAGCGGCTCTTGCCCGTCGAGCTCGCTGATGAGGAGTTCGGTATGGTGCTCGCGCGTCTCATCATCGTCCTTACGGGTCACGACGACATTCGTGAGCGAGTTCTGCACTTTGTAGCCGGTGAGCGCCTGACGAAATACCACGTACTGCGCGATCAGCTCCGCAAAGGGACGATTGCTTTCTACGGTCACAACACTCTCCTGGTTATCGTAAGGGCATAAACCGAGACAAGGAAAAAATTCCTTGTCTCGTTATGCGTGAGCCTTAGGCCCAATTACCATCCGTGTTAAGAAACACGTCTCGCTGCGCAGTCATGGTCATGGGTCCGTTTGGCCTGCTATCGATGAACAAAAAAGAAAGGCCTGGGGAGTGACCCCCAGGCGCTATGCCGCTTAATCCTTAACGGATCTTGCGGATCAGGTACGCATCACTGCCGAGATAGCCCGTGGTGACTTCGAGGACGTGGTCATCTGCCGTGCGGATGAAATGCCGGTAGAAGTTATCGTCGACGCCGCTCGTGGCTTGGAAGATGCTTTCGGCCAAGTTGTACAGCTCCGGCATGTCGCTGGTGATCAACGACGCGATCCGATCCTTCGAATCGAGTTCGAGTTCCAGCTCCACGGCCGCTGCGCTCAGATACGTGAACGTGTAGTTCGAGGTGAGGTACGTGAGCTTGGGCGGATGTTCCGGCGAATAATCGCGATCCATCAGGAGATTATCCGTGAGGGCCGCTTCATCGTCCGGATGCGAAAACTCCGCAAACGCTGCGCGAATGTTCTTCGTCTGGTTGCCCAGGAAGACCACCGAGAACGTTTCGCCGTACCACTTCTCGATCACACCCGGCAGATCCGCCACATCGGCTGCGAAATCATGGATGCGGATGTCGCCGATGGAGAGCGACTGCGCGAGCACGCGGTTGACCATCTCGGTGAGCTTGCGATTGATGGCTGCATAGAGCGGGCCATTCATCACGCCTTCGACCGATTTCATCATTTCCGCGAGTTCTGCGTAGCTCTTCGCTTGCGCGAACGATTGCAATGCCCCGCTTTCGTCCTTCAGCGACACGAAGGGCTCAGCCACTTGCGCACGGATGCGATACACATCCGGCACTTGCTCGCTGTCCTTCGTCACGGCCATGCACTTGAGCGTACCTTGCAGCCATGCCAGATCCAGCGTCGGCTCCAGTACCCACGTATCTTCCACCACCTGCACGAGCGGCTTCTTCGGCGGTGCCTCGCCCGCTTCCCCATCGCCGACCTTCTCGGTCAGTTCCTTCACCCCGGCCGCAATACGCGTGAGCGTCTGGGCCGATTTGTTGGTATCGATGTACTTCGGTACGCTGCCGAAGGTGGTTGGGAGGCGATGCTTTTCACGGTCCATCGAAGAGTCCGTCCTTTCTTTCACGAGTTGGATGACAGTGCCGTCGGCCTGCTTTTGCAGATACAACAGACTGGTACGGGGGTTATACGCCAATGCATACGGCTGACGCACTGACGGCTTCCACACCAGTTTAGTGGAGTCGATATGTTCCGGCTCGTTACCGGCGGGTTTCGTTTCCACCTGCGTTGCAGGCTTGGCTGCGGGTACGGACTCACTACGTTCGCTTGGCGGTACCCAGGACGTCTTCACGTTCGGCACGGAAGGCCCTTGGTTGTCACCTGGCTTCTTGTCGAAACGGCTCGTGTTAAAGCTGCCGCTTTCCTGGGTGGGTTCGCCATACTGCACGCCCCCAGAGAACAGACCCGACGTTGCGCCTTGGTTCAGTGAACCGGCAAACTGCCGCGCAGGAGGACGTTGTTGATTCCAGCCACCGCCCCCCTGGTTACCCCAGCGCGACGGTTGCTGCTGGTTCCCCCATTGTTGGCCACCACCGGAGTTGCCCCACTGACGTGCGCCACCCCACTGATTGCCACCGCCTTGATTGCCCCAGCCCGCACCTTGACCACCCTGCGGCGCCCCGCCTTGCATCATCTGCGCGTAAACGGGACTGTTCTTGAACGCATTGATTTCGTTCTGGACCTCGTTGGCCATCTGAACGAGACCGGTGATATGCGCCTGCATCTGTGGCGGCACCCCTTGTTGCAGCTCCGCGTACTGCACCACTTGGTTTGCCACATACATCTCGACCATCTTCGGGATCAGCGCCTGCGCACCTTGCTCCGGATTCTGGAACTTGTTGCTCGCCAACCCGAGCAGCACCCAGTCGACGACCCCCATCACGAGACCCGCAAACACCTCGTTCTGATAGCCGTTACGGGACACCACGTTGTACGCCATCGTCCGGGGCGGACTATTGGGCGCATTGGTTTGAAAATCGAGCGCGACTGCTGCCGAAATCACCGGCACCAAGTCAGCCATGAATCCCGGATACGGAAACTGCGGGACACAGGGCGGATTGTTGATGGCGATATTCAGTGGAGCGCGTTCTGGATTGTAAGGGTCCGCAGGCAGACCCGCATTTGACATAACCATGGTTTATTTCCTTTCCTTGTTTTTGCTTACACTCGATACGTCTACCGAGCGCTTTTAGTGAGACGCACTGAATTGACGGACCCGAGTACCGTAGGGTTTCAGCTTGACCTGGGTGGAGTCCAGCAACTCAATGAGAGCCGGGTCGCGCAGCACGACACCCTTGGAGTCCGTATGCAGATGCGGATTCAAGCGTGCATGCCCGGAAGGATCACTCTTGGGCAGATTCGCATACCCGCCGACTTCACACACCGAAATGTGGATCTTCTTCGTCGGGTCGCTGATTGCTGCGTTGTCCTTCCGCCCCGTTTGGCGACTGGAGCTCGTTTGCGGCACCAACTGGGCGGTCGTTTTGAACGCCTTGTTGTCGCCAGGACACGAAATCGTCGAAACCTCACCATGCTTCTTGGTGATCGAGTACACCAGACCGGTCCGCAGCGTCTGGTTCATCATGGTCGTGATTTCTTTCGTGTTCAGTTCCTTCTTCGAAGCCGCCTTCAGCTTGAAGTAGAACTTGTTGATTTGCTTGGTGATTTCGTCCAGCACGTAATACAGCACCGACAATTCCTTGTCGTACATGCTACTGACGTGATCACGCGCCGCGAGAATCCAGTCCTGGAAGTTCTCGAGCACAATACCGAAGAGCTGGTAAATGTCCTCGATCGGCATCCCGATGTCGCGGAACTTGATCTTCATCACCTCATCGATGTACTCATCCAGAGAGCGGATGTGCTCAGCGATGTCGTCCTCCAGCTTACCTTCCGTGATATTGCTGGAGAACAGCAGATGACCCATCAGAATCATCCACAATGCACGCTCCCGAGGCTTGGGTGCATCGATCGTGCCCAGATACTTCGGCTGGACGCGACTCGGGAAGTGATCGACGATGTAGAAGAAGCCACACACCAGGTTTTTGACCATCGGCGTATATTCTTCCCGGCGGATAGCCAGGCGAATCGTCGTCGGCGTATACTGCTTGAGCGTATACGTGCGTGCAGGCCGCGTGTGGGTATTGGTCTTCACGATCACCCAGTCGCTGGGCGGATACTCCGCTTCGCTAATGGTGGTCGCATCCCCCACAATCGGCACCGTGCCGCCGAAGCGCTGGAACATTTCCGCAAATCCATACTTACACAGCAAGTAGTGAACGAGCGTGGTGTTCGCCTTGATGACCGGCTTGAGCTTTTGCATCTTCTGGTTCTTGTTGTACACCAAGGACCAGGCCACATGAACGGTCTCACGGAAGTCCCGCCCCGTGACATCGTTCGCGAGGTAATGCTGCTGCTCGCGCTGGAACGTCAGCTTCGCGCGGATGAGCTTCACGAAGATGGAGTCCTCCCCCTTCGAGATCACTCGGTCGGCCAAAATCGGCGAGATCACAAAGCGCGACCCACCGAGATAAATCACTCCAGCATCCGACACAAACGGGAGATACATGTAGCGCTTGATCTCCTCCGTCTTACCGTTCTTGTCGGTATGGCGGAAGATGTACTTCATCATGTAAATGTCCGACCTGGCCACGTCGAACATCCGTTTGTTGTTCTTCTTCCGAGTTGCCTCGTCGAATTCCTCCTGTGGGGTGCAGCGCTCTCCTCTCACATAGGTGAAGCCATCCGGAAAGCCTTTAGCCACGGCTCGGAATACCGAGTCAACCCAGCCTTCAGCTTCCTGCATGTGCTTCTGTGCCAAGCCGCCCGCCAAATCCGGATTCAATTTGGGGGTGTGTTGATCAATTAGCCGAGAAAGTTCGCGGTCCATTCGCTTTGGTCAATCCTATCAATCTTGCGCATTTAACTGCATCCTCTTAGCGTCCTTAGCTGCTCTTACCGAACAGTTTCATGACGATTGGGATGGCTGCCCCGATTCCGACTATGATTGTCGGTAACATCTTTACTACTTCACTGCGGTCTTTCCTGTCCAAGCTGCGCTCTTCGTAGCGGTCCTTCATCCTCAGCTTCTCAAGCGCTAAAAAGTGCTCGATACGCTTTCTCTCCTCTTCCAACTCAGACTCTCGGCGCTCGCGCTTAAAGTCTGCCTCCTTCTGAAGAGCTTCGGCGTGCTTCAGTTTGAACTCCCACTCACTAATTTCTAGCGCATGCTGCTGCTTCAGCTGATCATTCTCTCGCCGAAGGTGAGCGGTGGCGTGCTCGATCTCTGCTAACTCCCGTTTCCGGGCGCCAGACAGATCACCCAAATGCTCGGCCTCCTCGTAACTCTTAAAGAGGCCATACTGGTCTTGGTCTGGGCTATCGAGCGGAAGGAACTTGACTGTGTACTCACCGGGCTGAAAGACGCCTGTGTCCGGTGTGCTTGAGCCAATGTAGATTCCATTGCGTCGGGTCGGGTCACGAATCGGTCGAACACGATACACCGTGTTCACGATGTTCAGAAAGCGGTCACCGAACCTCCCGGTGTTATCCACAATCTCCACACAGTAACCGAAGCTTGAGCCTCCTACCCGTACTGGCGTGTCCACCATCATCTTTGCATTGCGGCCTGCCTCGCTGTAGGGGTGTAACGGCGCGGCTTGCACACTTAGCAAACTGATCACCAAGTCCGATTCGTGATGATACACGCTTCGCCCGTGGCTCTTAATTTGCTCTACACTGATTGGGTGGTCCAGTATTAATTTTGCAGGGGCATAAAACCCCTGTTTTTCGTCAGATTCCTGGAGCGCTTTCTTGAGCAACTGCAGCTCTTGAGACGAACGATCATCAACTCCATTTAATACTGCGCGCACGTTTTCTTTTACTTCTGCAGAAATCGCCCACTCAGCACGTATGACAAAGCCGCTGCTGCGAAAGCTGGGTTTAGGGGGAATGGAGACCCTAAGACCAGACCTTTGCACCACCGTGATCGGCACACTGGTGTTGTTGATGAAGGAGACCCGACGACACGCATGAATCAAATTCCCGCCCCATGCCTCGCCCACGGCGTCGCCAGGCGCGACGTCACCGAAGAACGTCGGACTGCTCATCGGGGGATAAGACATAAGTCCCTCTACTGCGTGAAAGTTAAGCCGAGTACATCGCATCTCAGCTGGCCTATTCATTCTGATGCCAGTAGAGTGATATATCGCTGAAGATTCTTTGAACAACGGCATAAAACACCCAGCGAGGGTAGCTGATTAGGCTACCCCCACCTTCGGAGACATCAAGGAGTTCCGTTGCCAGTTCCCCTCAATAGATACCCTAACGCAGTAAGGAATTACGGCCAGCAGTTTTGACGTCACCGACTCACCTTCTGAGCCGACGGCATCTTCTCCCATGGCGTTCGAAGCAACGGCATAAAGCCCAGGTTGCCCTGGGCCTCATGTATCTTTCAAAGCGGTGCTGCCCGTGTTCCCACGGGTGTTGTGCCTGGCCATGTAACCACAGACAGCATAAATAGACCTCGCCTGGGTAATCCCAGGCGAGACCTACACAGCCCCAACAGCTGCACCGACGCATGGCTCAAGGCTGACCTGAGTAGATCTGAAATCCACCCAGGTCAGTTACATCAACCAAGCGTGTTCTTCACGACACCGAGTGCATGTTGACAGCAACCTTCGCCGTCACCACGCTTTCGATACCGCTCACGTCGATCGAACCCATGATCGGCAGGTTCACGACGTGCAGGAACGACGGCTGGACCGTGATTTCCTTGCTGTTCGCGCCGTTGCGGTGCAGCGGGAGAATCAGCGTCAGTTCCGGCTTCCATGCCATGTTGCCGAAGTGCATCGGATTCGGCACGCCTTCCTTGCCTTCACCGAATTCGCCGAACGACATGCGGATCTTGCCGCGCATGTTGATGTTCAGCGTCGACACGATCTTCACGTTGAAGTCGTTGCCGAGCGTACGGAAGTCGCCCGTGACTTGCAGGTAACGCGCGATGACCGGGTCCGTACCGATGATGACGGTCGGCGTAGCAGCGATGCCGCCAGCCAGTGCGTCAGCCGCAGCCTTGTAGCCCGAGTCGCGGTACATGCGGTAAGCCATGTCGCGCAGGATGTTGATCAGCGAAGCCTGGATGTCGGCCGCACGTTCGTGCGACTTGATCGAGTCCACCACCGCCGGTGCGCTGTAGTCTTGGTGCTCGTAGAACGGAGTCACCAGGAAACGCGCCACGCCGAGGATTTCCGGATCGCCTTGATACAGACCACCGTTGGCCGTGACCAGTTCCTTCAGCGCCGTTTCGACGTCCAGCAGCTTCGCCACTGCAGCGTTCGACGTACGGATGTGCGTTGCCGTGATCAGTGCAGCCAGATCGCTTGCGTCGTTCTGGTCACCCAGCGTCAGCGGACGCGGAATCGTGATCGGCGACAGGAGCGGCACGCCGTAAACCATGTTGTAGAACGTGAGGTCGAGCAGCTGACCGCGTTCACGACGGTTCGTGTTCGTGCGACGTGCGTCGAGGTCGTAACCGACGATCGAAGCACCAGCCAGCGCGGTCATGATCGTTGCGCCAGCGCCCGTGGTCTGGTCGACCAGGTTGCCGTCTTCGTCACGGATTTCGTACACCGACACTTGACCAGCCGACAGTTGCGTGTCAGCGAGTTCGAGGTTCACGTTACCGAACACTTGCACCGACAGCTTGACTTCGTAGTTGCCTTGCACGATCGGCGCGAGAACCGACGAAGCCGAACCGTCGGCCTTCTTCGTGTTCACGTTCAGCACGAGCGCGTTGCTGATGAAGTTCAGCGTCATCAGACGGTAGTTGTTCTGCACCGAGTACGTGAACGTGCCCGATTGCATGTTGGCAACCGACTTGAACTTGATGACTTCGGCCGAGCCACCCGAGCCGACTTGCAGGTACAGCGAGCTCAGCTTGATCGCCGGGTCGATTGCGTCGGTCGAATCCAGCATGCCGGTTTCGAGCAGCGCGTCGGTTTGCGAGATGCCGAGCAGCGAGAACGACTTGCCGATCGCGAGCGGCGCCGTCTTGATCGACACGCCTTCGTATTCGATGTCCGCAGCCGGAACCAGGCTCGAGCCGACGAAGTTCGCAGCGCTTTCCGGACGGTAGACCGGGACGATCTTCGAGAGGTCGTTGCGCAGGATGGTCGGGTCGATCAGGGCCTGGATGATGTTCTTCTTGCCGAAGTTCTTGCTCAGCGCGCCGTCGATGGTGCGACGAACTTCGTCGTACACTTGCACGAGGCGAATCGACACGGTGTAGCCGTACTGGTCCGGCGTGACGACGACGGTCGGGAAGAAAGCTTCGCCGAATTCGTCTTGACGTGCAGCTTGCAGGTTGTACGCCACCGAGTACACGGTAGCCGACTTCGTTTCACGCTCGTCGTATGCTTCGAGCGCCTTCGACTGGCGATGATCCATCGCGCCATTGCCCATCGCGGGGATGAACGTGTGGCCTTCGAGCGAAACCTTGCGTGCGACCGGTGCCTTCAGGAAGCCAGCCATGTCGCCCGCGACGATTGCCGCGACCAGACCTGCTTGCTTCTGCGCGACGGTGTGCTTGCCCTTGATCAGGCCGTCGTTGGCGTTCAGTTCAGCTGCGAATTGCGAGCTGATCGATTCCAGCGAGGTCTTCAGACCCTTGACCGAGCCTTCGAGCTCTTGTTGCGTGACGGCGTCGAGCGACTCCATCGCAACCACGGACGATGCCAGGCGCTTTTCGATGTGCGGGCCGCTGCGGTTGACAGCGTGTTGGACCTTCGCAACCAGCGAGTTGATCGTGCCGTCCTGGCCAGCGTTGCCGATTTGATACAGTTTGGAAGACATCTTTTGTTTCCCTTGAGTTAAACGAAGTTGCTATTGGGGCTGAAACCGTTTAGGCCGCCACTGCTACTTTTTTCTTGGACAGCAGTTGCAGCCAACGCTTGAACCAAGGTGTTCGAGCCACCTCGTTAGGCGGTGTGTACACATACAATGCTTTTAGAATTGCTTCCACCGTAGCGAGGTAGAGCTCATCGGGAGCACTGGCAGTATAGAAGCCCGGACTAATGACCATCGCGCCAACGGCAGGAGCTATGTCATAGTAATTAAAAGGTTCACTGTGACGCTCGGTGCGACTGTCTTCGCCAAACAAGCGATCTTTCGCGTCCTTGACGAACGACTCATCGCAGGTTAGCGGGATGACCGTGTTCTGGTAAAAGGTTCGGCTCTCCTCCGTACGAAGTGATTCATACCACGCCTGGTGGATTCCCCAGGTCCCAATGTGAAGATCACCACCCACAAGATGGGTAGCAAATTCCTGCACAATCAGGAGGCCAGCCATATCAGCGGGCGCACAAACACGACGGATCTTCTCGAAATCGAGCATGTCCGCCAAATTCATCTTGTTACGATGAATGGAATCAGCGATCCAGTAAGGGACCACCACAATCTTTTTTTCGGCCACGGTTGATGCTCCCAATGATGGGTCAGATGTTAATTTTGAAGCCGTGTGCCTAGAGTATGTACAGGGGACGAAGCAGATCCCTCGACAGCAGGCATACGCAAGAATTCCTTTACCCGAGATTAGTCGTTCTGCCACAACATAATCATTTTCATAGAGATGATAGTGGATGACGGGGACCAAGCCTCTTGGGGATAACTACCATTAACGCGCAGAAATGAATAACCGACTCCTTTTGGTGAATGCAATCACCCTGCTTTACCGCGAAAGTCAATTGCCACCGACGATGGAGCGTAGCCAGAATCTGGTCCGCAACATTGTGTCCACCATCAAGATGCCTGAGGTGAACCTCACGCTTGATCCTGAAACCGAGACGCTCGCGGGTCTGAAGAGCTGCGCACTGGCAATGTGCGACACGCCCCAAGACCATCAGTACGAGCCGCTCGAAATCATGCAGCGCATGAAGGTGGTCTGTGGGGAAGACCAAGCGATGTATGAAGCGTTCGAACAAGGTATTAGCAGCGAGCTGCAAGAAGGCTCGCTCAAGCGTACCTGCCTGAACATTCGCCGTACGTTGCAGAATTACTTCCGGGAAGAGAAGGTCAAAGAGATCTTGCACCGCGCAGGCGTCGCGGTGAAGTTCAACCGTGAGAACATCACGGACATGAAGCAGTTCGTCGCCGAAGTCTGTGCGGAGCTCGAACCCTATCAGCAAGACGCGGTCACCAAAGATCCGGCGATTGTCTCGCACGTCTCGTTTAGCAACCTGGACTCGATGGCCGAAGTCTTTAAGGACATTCAGCAGGAGTCCAACGGTAACTCGATTCTGCGCACCGGCTGGCAAGGGATTAACCGCATGTTGCGCGGGGGCTTCCGCCGCGGCGAGCAGGTGGTGATCGGCGCCCTGCAGCACAAGTACAAAACGGGCTTTACGCTGTCGATCTTCAAACACCTGGCGCTCTACAATGTGCCGGAGATGATTGACCCGAGCAAGAAGCCCTTGCTGTTGCGGATCTCGTTCGAGGACGACATCAACAACAACATGCGCTTCCTCTATACGTCGCTCAAGGAAAATGAGACCGGCGTCGCGGTGACTGATAAGGAACTGGAAGGGGCGGACCCGCAAGAGATTGCGGCGTATGTGAAGGAGAAGATGGGCGTCAATGGTTACCACATTGACATGCTGCGAGTGGACCCGACCAAGTGGTCGTACATGGACATCTGCAACAAGCTCATCGAGTACGAGGCCGACGGCTACGAAATCCATGCGCTGATCGTCGACTACCTGTACATGGTGCCGACCACGGGTTGCTCACAAGGCCCTGCCGGTCACGACGTGCGCGACATGTTCCGCCGCATGCGTAACTTCACCAACCCGCGCAAGATCACCTTTATCACCCCGCACCAGCTCTCAACGGAAGCTAAGCAATTGGTGCGCGACGGTAAGACCGACTTCGTGAAGGAAATCGCGAACAAGGGTTACTACGCAGGTAGCCGTCAGATTGACCAGGAAGTGGATCTGGAGCTCTACATCCACATCGAGATCGTGAATGGGAGCTCGTGGTTAACGGTGCAGCGTGGTAAGCACCGGATTGTCGGACAGACCCCGTTGATTGATCAGTACTGTGTGCTGCCCTTCCAGCCAGTGGGCGGTATTCTGGACGATCTGAACGGGCCGGACACGACTCGCCGTAAGGTGGGCGGGGGTCCGATTGGTAGTAGCGACGAAACGCCGTGGTTCGCAGCACTGGACGATCCTTTGCAACTCTAATTCTTTCCCCTGTAGTACCGCTAGGTGTGACACTTGGGTCTGACCAGCCCAGGTGTTGCCCTAGCCTTTTATGCCGTTCCAATGTCACTAAAAGAATCGAGCCGAAATAGTTATGAATCCATTTTTGGTCCGCTAACTATACAACGACTCTCAGGGGTGCAAATGTTTTCTGGTTTTAAGCGCCTAATCGGTTCCATCGACGTCTTCGAGGATGAAAAACTCATCCATATCGAAGGCCTCCCGGCCGATGTGATTGCCCGCGACATCACGAAGATCTGGTCCACCAGCAAGATCGCGATGTTCATGTTCACCAAGATGGGACGCTCGAGCGTTTCCTTCAACAAGTTCTTTGCCCCTGACGTCGTCTATACGTTCGAGACAATCATCAAGCTGCGCAGCCGCAACTATAACAACCGGGCGCTGCAAAAGATCGTCGACCTGATGTACGAGAACACCTGGTTGAAAAGCGTTCGGGAAGAGACCCGGCCTGACATTCTGGATTTCAGCCAGCTCGATGAACTGAATGTGAACCTGCTGCCCCATCAGGCTGAGTTCCTCCAGCTCTATAACGAGATGGTGCCGCGCATGAAGCTCAAAGGCTATGTGCTGGCAGCCGCGCCCGGTTCAGGCAAGACAATTAACTCGATCGCCCTCGGTTGTGTACTGAACGCCGATGTGTTTATCGAGCTGGTTCCGAAGCCCGCCGTGGACGAGGTGTGGGACAAGACGCTGCGCACACTCTTTAAGAAGCCAGAACACCACAAGTACTGGACGACGCTTTCCGGTAAGCCGCTCGAGTGGGGCTATCGTCATTACGTGTTCCATTACGAGCAATTGCCCAAGGCGATCGAGTTCTTCAAGCAACACCAGCACAAGCTCCGTAAGCCGTTCATGATCGTGGATGAGTCCCACAACCTGAACGAGCTCGATAGCCTGCGTACGAACCTCTGGATCGATCTGTGCAAGGTGACTGACTGCAAGCACGTGCTGCCGATGTCGGGCACGCCGATGAAAGCCATTGGTGCGGAGGCGATTCCGATTCTCACCGTGCTCTGCGAAGACTTTAATCAGGACGCCCAGTTGCGGTTCAAGGAAATCTTTGGCAAGAACTCCGTGCGGGCCAATGACATCCTGCGTAACCGCCTTGGACAGATGATGTACAAGGTCGACAACGTAGTGGATAACAACCGCAAAGAGATCCAGAAGAACGTCGAGATGCCCAATGGCGGTGTCTATACGCTTGACGCCGTGAAGGACGTCATGAAGGCGTTCATCACCGAGCGCATGGCGTACTACAAGGCGAACTTCAAGGGCTTCCAGAACATCTACTACACGGCCTGCGGGGTCTACGAGCGCACCCTGCGGGACGGGCCTGCCAAGAACGAGTACAAGAAGTACCAGGGCTACATCAGCCAGATTATCCAAGGGTACGACCCGAAGACGATGAAAGACATGGTGATGTTCTGTAACAAGTTCGAAAAGCAGAAGATCGCCCCGAGCTTGCCACGTGACCTGAAGATCTCCTTCCTGGATGCGCGCTCGGTGGTGAAGTACATGGACCTCAAAGTCCAGGGTGAAGCCTTGGGTCGGATTTTGGGTAAGCTGCGCGCGCAGTGTCACGTCGACATGTTGCCGTACGTGGGGATGCCGGAGCTCATTGATGGCTCGATGTCCAAGACGCTCATCTTCACGTCCTACGTGAATGTGGTCAAAGCCGCGGATGAGTACTTGCAGAAGGAAGGCTATCAGCCCTTGCTCGTCTACGGCGAGACTAACAAGGACCTGAAGGGCATCATCAAGCGCTTTGATGAGGACGAGGATCTGAACCCGCTGATTGCGACGTTCGATTCATTGTCGACCGCTGTGCCGGTGCTCTCCGCTTCGACCATGATCAACCTGAACGCGCCGTTTCGGGACTACGAGTACAAGCAAGCGATTGCGCGGATCGATCGGATTGGTCAGAAGTTCCCCTGCACGATCTGGAATGTGTTTCTGGATACCAAGGGAGTCCCCAACATCTCGACGCGTTCCAATGACATCTTGAACTGGTCGCGTGAGATGGTCGATTCGATCATGGGCACGAGCAGCGCAGGGCTGGATCTGGCGCTGGAATCCTTCAGCTTGCAACAGAAGGCGGATCGCTACGAGCTGGCGATGGAAACGTTTAACGACGGCGGTACCGAAGGCGACGACGAGAAGGTCGAGACTGGCAGTATCATCGTGCAACCCAACTGGATGTCGTGGTCCAACGTGTGAGGCAGGTATGCATTTCATAGCAAAACGCACGCCTGCGATGGAGTGGGCCTTCTGGAAAGCACTGAATGACGGCGCCCAGGTGATTGATTTTACCCAGATCGATCACGATAAACTGGCAGCGCTGTCTCAGCACACCGAGCTGCTTAAGCAGCTCGATCGCTGGATCTTGCATCCGGACAAGACGCTCCTGCCTTCACTGCGCGCTTTGGCCAAGATTGTCAACGACCTGTATCACTTTAAGGAGTTGGCTCTCTTTCGTGGCTTTGATCCGTCGATTGCCTATCAAGACACCATGGGTCTGCAACGGGGCCGGTACGCGACGGGTGAGCGCCACGATTATCCGCTCGAGAACCCACTGTCTTTTAGTACGGAGTTGAAGATCGCTCAGAGCTTTGGTCCGACCGTCGTCCGTACCCTGGTCGATCCGAATCATCCCTTGGGACTGGTAGTGACCGATGAGCTGTCGGTGCTCGTGTCCCAGCTTCGCAATATCCGTCCGGAAACCCAAAAAGAAGTCATTATGTTTCCGCCCGCCGTTATTCAGTTCACCATAATCGAGAAATAACCATGAAACGACGCATGAGCCTGGAGAGCATCGCCGCTCTGGGTATGGAATCCTTCGACTCAGCCCCCACGGGCAATGTCCAGCCGACGATGCAGGGCGCAACCCCTGAGCAACCGCTGGTCACCTCCGGCTACAGCGAGTCACCTTTCAGTGGCTCGGAGAACTACGCCGCCGAAAAGCTGGCACAACGGGTGAAGGAAGCTATCGAGAAGCCGCTCTTCCCAGTACGCTACGCTTCGGAAGCCGAAGCCATCGTGGTGGACGACGATGAGTTCGACGCGCTGATCAAATCCTCCACGGTTGCGACAGCGGTGTGGGACGACAACAGTGAAGTCTCGCTCGAAGCCAAGGACAGCAACAAGCTGGCCGTGGCTAAGAACAAGCTGCACGGGCGCTTTAAGAAGATGTTTGAGGGCTGGAAGGATGGTTGGCGCACCATGCCGGGCCTCATCAAGAAGTACGAGGCACGCCTGGCCGAACTGCAGAAGCAACTCGACGGCACGATCATCCGGGGTCCGCTCGATGTGAATCTCTCGGGTCTGTGGCAGCACTTCTCCAACGACGCGGGTCCGATTCACAACAACTTCATGCACAAGGTGCAGGAGGACTTGGCGTTCTCGAGCTATATCCTGGGCGACTTCTCCAAGGAAGCGATGGCGCAGCTGCGTAAGCTGGAGTCAGCGTTGCATACGGGCCAAGGTAACTCGGATGAAGAAGCCAAGCGCACGGCGCTCGACCTCGAGAAGCTCGAAGCCCCCTCGATGTACCTGGACCACAAGTGGATGTGCGTGTCGGGCGAGCAGCCGTATCTGTCGGTGACGGGTATCTACGCAAGCCAAGGACGCGTGCCGCGTCCGGTCGCCATCGGCGGTGTATCGATGGAGAAGCTCGCCAAGATGGCGATGCCGTTCCATGTCCGCGAATACGGCTCGTTCATGCACGGCATGAAGAAGCTCTTTGTGAATAGCAGCAAGGCGAACGTACGCTTGACCGAGAACGATCTGGAGAACCTGATCAAGGCCGGTCAGACGTATCTGGAGAATGCCCGCGGTTACATGGATAACTACCATAACAGCTGGCCGATCTTCCGTCGCATCGACGAATCGCTCGAGATGATCTGGAATGACTTCGATCTGACGGACTACTCAATCACATTGGGTGATGAGAACGACGAAGATGCCATGGAAATTAGCTGGCAGACTTCGGGCACGGGTGACGTGACGCGGCGCGCAGCACTCTACGATCAGATCCTGATGGTAGTGCAAAACTTCTCGGACTCGGTGGTCGCACCGGGTAGCCACGAAGCGCATCGTGCGGTGCGGGCAGCCAAGTTCCACTGCTACTTGCTCGAAGCGGCCCTGAAGGCCGTCAAGTCGGCGGCGATGGAATCGATGATGGTCCCGGCACGCCTGGAGCGTAAGCTCGCTCAAGAGATCTTCGGTTTTGGCAAGAAGCCGCATACGCCTGCTCAGTATCAAGAGCCGGAATACGCGAAGATCCCGAAACCGCAATGGGACCCGAAGCACCCTCCTTCGATTACGGAATCCGTCAAGACGCTGCGCGCCGCCATGCAGCAACATGATCCGGAAGGCCTCAAGACGTTCCATCGTCCGGCCACGCCGCAAGAGCTGCAAGCATTGTCGGCGCTGGTGAAACAACATACCGGTAAGGACCTGCCGCCTGATTACGTCGAATTGTACAAAATCAGCAACGGCGGGATCTCAGCCTATCGGCACCTGAAGCTGCTTGATCACGACGAATTCATTCCGATTCACGAAGTGATCGCCGAGTACAAGCAGCGCCTGGCCTTCATCAAACGCGACTGGGCCGGTCAGAAGTCGAAGTGCTACGCGGGCGTGCAGGGCGAAAACTGGTGGGAGCCCTGGTGGGTGCCGTTTAGCGCAAGCGGTTCGGGCGACGGTTACTGCGTGGACGTCAATCCGGGTTCGGGTGGCACCTTCGGTCAGGTAGTCGACTGGGGTCATGACTTCAATGACCGCGGCACACGCGCTCCGAGCCTCGCGGCCTTCGTGGCGCTGTCGATTTATCGCCAGCTCTACCTCTTGCAGCACAAGAAGGATTGGGAAGCCAAGAACGGCCCGGCTCCCAAAGAGGAAGAGGACGAAGACGACGATCTCGACTTCTAAGCATCACTGAGTCGTAAGCGCATACTGGGGAGCGGCTCGAGAGGGCCTGCTCCCTCTTATGCCGTAGTTTTATCGGCCCGTGCTGAATCTTATAGAACTTCCCTCAAACCCTTCCTTTTCGACCCGCTATGAGCCAAACCGAAGAGCTGACACAGTACCTTGAGACGGTGTCCGAGAAGGTCCGCAAGAACGTGCAGGTCGTAACTCCTGAAGAAGTGAAACAGGACTATTTCCTCCATATCTCCACGGACACAGCAATCAAGAAATTCATTCCGCACATCGGACGACGTCAGGCGTATAGCGAGGATCGAACCGTTCCCCGTATTACCGTGGCGCCGAGCCTGTTGGGCTGCTTCATTGGCTATGCGAAGGCCGAACACGACTTCCAGACCCAGCGCTCGACCGGCAAACCCGAACACGGCAACTACAAGGGCGGCTGGAAGATCTACGCGATCCCTTTCCAGGCTGCCCTCAAACCCAATGCCCGGATGGTGTTCGATGCGCAGGCAAGCGGTGAGCACTGGCTCGTCTCGTATAACCGGGAAACCAACGTCTACACCTCCACCTCGGCGGGCAAGATGTTTTATCGCTCGATCCGACTGGTGTCGCGTTCGGGCAAAGTTCCGGCCGGGGAGATGGAACTGTATGTGGAAATTACAAAGGAAGACGGGATTCGTTTCAGTAAGAGTCACTTCCTCAACCCCGGTTACTACCGCATCGTGGGACCGACCCAACAGCACGTCGCCAGTTGGCGCGACGATAGCGACTTTGTGGTCACCACCATCGACAAAGACGAGTACCTCTCAGCCAAGAACGCCGCTGCGGATCTCTTGGGATTCAAAGAACCCCCGCCCCATCAGCAGTGGTAAGCAATAAGAAATCCAGCCTATCCCTTGCCGTCAAGGGTTAATCCTTTTCACATTGGACCAACATGAAATCCTTTAACATGCGCGCCGCGCTCGAAGCGCGTCCGATCGAAGACCAAGACCTGGAAGATACTGCCAAGCCTGCGCCGGACGCAGGTCAGATCGATGGCGACACCACGACGCTCTCCGGCATGGCCAAGTCCGGTCAGAATCCGGTGCCCGATACGGAAAACGTCGCCACTGAAGGCACTGAGAAGATCGACACGCGGCCGGTAGATCTGGATGACGTGGTGCTGATCGAACAAGACCGTCGGGCGTTCCAACCGGAGTCGACTGGTAGTGCCGAGCACGATGCGATCAACGAGCAGAACATCGCCCAGGAAGGCTGGGTCAGCAAGAAGTTCGAAAACATCAAGGATTTCTTCACCCGGCGCGAGAAAGAACTCGAAGAAGGTCACACGGCCACCAAAGAGAACCTGGAAGCCATCACCCGGCTGCGTACGAAGCTCCAGGTGCGCCCTGGCGAGGTCACCCGTGACGCAGATACCATCACGATCAACAAGTTCGCCAAGTGGCTCTCCATCGACGGCAAGCACATCACTGATCCGGTACGCCTGATTCGCGAACTGCATCGCATCCATGAATTCGTGCAATGGACCGGCTCGCTCGACAAGGCTTGGCTCGAGGGCTACAAGTTCGTCGCCGACCAAGTCTGGAAGCTCGGGGAGTCGGATCTGAAGAAGGCCGAAGAAAACCTGAAGAAGCTCTGGCAAGTGGCGCGTCCCGTGGGGGCGGATAAGTTCCTCTCGGTCACCAAGGTCGAAGAGTTCAAGGGCAAGAAGTACAGCGATCATCACACGCCGTTTTTCCTCGGTCAGTGGTGTCTGTACGAGACCGCCCAAGAAGAGCAGGTTCCGGCACCTGGCGGGATCGTGTCGGTGGTGCGCATGAAGTCGATGAAGGCCATCGGCGGGGGCGAATTTCCGGCACTGAACAAAGCCCAAATGAAAGAAGTCCTCGACATCTGCGAGAAGATCGAAGCGCATCTGGCCTCGCTCACCTTTGATGGTCGGATCGTCGACCGTTATCTGGATGCGCTGGACGAGTTCGCGTATCGCTACCGCAACTTCAAGTCGCTGCCGCGTGAAGAGCAGACCATCGTCTCGCGCCTGTACACCTGGGGCCAGTTGATCATGGACCACGACACGACGTACCTGCCGACTGCGTTCAGCAACCACCTCGTCAAGGTGCTGTTGAGCTACGTCGAGAAGTCGATGCGTCGCATTGAAGTTGCTAAGTAAAAGGAGTCCTCCGTGGAAGACGTAATCGAACAACCGGCGATCGTCACGTTGAGTGATGACGTCGAATGCAATCGCCTGAATGATGCGCTCGATAAGCTAGGCGAGCTGGGCACACGCTTGCAAGAAGACGGCCAGCTCACGGTCGACGTGGCGCTCGAACATCAGGCCCTCACCGGTAGCAATGCGCTGGTGAATACCTACTACAGCACGCTCGCTAAGCAACAGAAGCTCAAAGTGGCTCAGGAAGGCCTCTACGAGCAAGCCAAGAGCCTGCTGAAGAAGGCGATGGACCTGCTGTGGGAAATGATCGTCAAGGTCTGGAAGTGGCTGCAAAAGCTCTTCGTGAATGGCGAGCCCATGACCGAAGCGGCCCTCGCCAAGGAGAACGAGAAGTTCAAATCCTTCGTGATGCCGGTCCAGAAAGCCGAACGAGTCCCCAGTTCCCGTACCGCCATCATCCAGGCGGTGCGCGAAGAAGGCCTGAACGAAGCCTTCGTCAGCAAGTTCACGCCGGAAGAGATGGACATCTACAACGAAGGTCCGTACCATCGGGCCGTGCAACGCATGATTCCGGCCCTCGATGGCTTCAATGTAGCGAGTGTGGTCGAGACACTGGTGAAGTGGCATGAGAAATGGTTGCCCGCAGGTCGTCAGTTTGATCAGGACAACGCAGGCGCTGATCCCCATGCGCTGCAGGATAAGCTGGAGCGCTTCCAGAAGGACGCACAGACCGATCTGGAGCACGCCACCTCCATGGCTACCAAGCTGATGCAGATCCGCCTGGAGAGCTACCAGACGGCTGTGGAAGCACGTCGGAAACTGAAGATCGATCCGAACTTCCATCTCGGCACCGATCTCTCCGGCATCATCGCACGCGGCGTACGCATCTACGACCAGTCCGGCTACAAGAAGATGGGTGCGGCACTCACGGATGTCTTTAAGTCGCTCGACTCGACCGTGAACAAGATGGAGTCGATTCGTACCAAGGCCTACCAGAATCCGATGCCCAACGATCACGGTGGGGTCAAAGCGGGCGAGGAGTGGATCGAACAGATCTACATGAAGGAAGTCAATCGCATCATTTCGACGCTGCATCAATGCGTCTCGATGATTCAGTTGATCAACAACTACTACTCGTTTGTGGTGGGCTCGGGCAAGACGATCATGCAGTACTGCATGAAAGTGGCGTACGCGGCGACTCGGCACGGTGGTGATGCAGCCACCCTGAACGAAATCACGCGCACCGGTGCGACGGCCTTTGGCCAAATACTGGGTGATCAGGCTAGTGTGAACGCTCAGCAGCAGGGCGCAGGCATGCAAACCGACCTGGGTTAAGCGTAAACGACGCTAGAACGGCATACGAGGCCAGGGTTTTCCCTGGCCTCTATGACGCTATTATTGCGGGGTCAGTGGACTAATCGTGACGATCCACTCACGCGTATTGGTGAAGTCAAACGCGCAGTCCAGGACGATGTGTTGATACAAACAGTCTGGGTCGCTGCCGTCGGAAATCAGAATGTCTACTCGCCCTTGCTTGCCAGGCGCGAGCGAAGGGTCGTTTTGGTAAGGCAACGTCGTAAGACGCACCTGCACGATCTTGATGTACAGGTTAAAAGTGTACTTGATCAGAGCCATGATCGAGTACGCGGTAGTTTGCGTTTGCGTGTTGGCCAGCAGCCAAGTACGCAGGCCATCGAGGTCCACAGCGGATTCTGGGACGACGAGCGGCGCCGGGTTGGTCGTGGTCGACATGAACTTTCCTCCTTGGTTAGCTCATGCAATAAGCGGAATCGACCAAAAAAAAAAAGAGCACGGACATAGGGAGAGGCCGAAGCCTCTCCCGTCTATGCTCTTGAGCTGATTAGCTCAAGAAGATCGGCTGAGCGAAGATGACTTCGCCGTAGCCGTTACGCACTTGGATGATGAGTGCTTTGCCCGGCGCGTATTCCGCGACGAAGCTCATCACACCGGCTCCCGCGTGACGGAAGTTGGTGTTCAGTTGCAGCAGGACCTGCTCGACCGCACCGCGCGGCGCCGGCGGCAGTTCGTCTTCCACCACCATCCCGACGTACCCCGTGAAGCGCGCCAGCAAGTTGGTGGTGAAGATGGTCTTTTCCGGATAGCCACCCGGATAGGACGGCGACGGACGCTGACCGTACAGGCCCGGCGCCTTACCGTAGGGCGACAGACCACCCATGCTCGGATGACCGAACTGCTGCTCCATTTCCGAGCCCCACACCGAACGCGCTTCACCCAGTCCTGCCAACGGCGGCATTGCACGGTGTCCGCGACCGCTATTATCCCGCACACCGGCTGCAGACGGCGTAAAGGGCTGCGGATGCATGCCGCGGGTTTCACGCACGTTCAGTTCGGGCATGACGTCGACGATCTCGTCATAGCCGCCTTCGCGACGCTGCGTGGTCAGATGCACCACACCCACCGGAATCGCACCGGCGCGTGCCCCGATGAAGAATTGCAGGTCCACCGCACCTTGTGCCGTCGAGTCCGTCGTGGCGATTCCGACCTGCGTTTGCACCACGCAGTCCATCTCGTTCACGAGATCGTCCATCGAACGCGACCACGCCGCCGTGTGTTGTGCGATGGTCTTCACGGCCATCGTCAGCTTGTTGTCCACATCGAGCGTCTTGATGTGGTTAGCCTTGAGGGTCGCGTAGACTTCCGGCCACGGCTTGTGGAAGATGTTCGGGATCGTCAGGTTTTCATTGCTGGCGGCTTCCGCAGGTGCACTCGCTTCGATCAGCCTTGCATCGACGCCAAGCCCGACCTGGATCGCTTGCTTGCGTTCCTTGGCATCGGCTTCACGCACGCCCGCGAAGTACTCGATCGTCTTCGGACCCCGGCGCACCGTATCGACCTTCAGCACGAAAGCGGTATCGGCCCGGCCCGGCACGATCTGATAGACCAGCACTTCGTCGCCACGACGCTGAAACACATAGGTGCCTTCACCTTCCGGATCGGGATGCTTGCCGAAGTGTTCACCCAGTGCGTTCTTGAACATCGTGTTCTTGATGTCAATGTTCTTGCCGAGCTTGCCAAACGGCGGCATCACATTGCGGTGGATGAAGTTCAGCGCCTCGTGGTGCGAGCGCGGGATCGTCGGCAGATCCAACACTTGCGTGCTGAACTGCACGGTAGCGCGTGCCTTCACGTCCTTCGTCGCCTTCGTGCGCTTCACCGCCACTGACGTACGCGAGGGTTTCTTGGCAGCGGGCTTCTTTTGAATAATCTTCTTAGCATTCATGACCTTGTTTCCTTGTAACGAGTTTGTATTTAACTACGCTGTTTAACTACAGGGGCGCTGCTTACTTCGCAATATCGAAGTTCATCACGGTGCCGACCGCGTGGTCATCATTCGTGGTGAGGTTGGTGAAGATGGTGACGTGCTTAACGTCCAGAAACTGCAACGCTCGGCAGTACATCTTCCACGACATCGTCGGTTGCAATAGAGCGCGTTCGAAATTACCACGCTCCATCTTCTCCATGTCCGGGTCCATCAGGTGGCGCAGCGCGTGCCGTGCCATATGGGCATTCAGCAACTGCTCCCACTTCTCGGGCGTCATGGCGAGCCCGCGAACCAGCGAGCGAAACTGTGTGGCCAGCATCTGCTCGGGCTCCATCGCTGAGCCGTCCAGCCGTTCCATCAACTGCTCAATCACATGCGCTTTAGTCACTATTACCCTCCTTGTTACAGGAGTCCTGTTGTGCAACAGGACTCCTCTAGGTTCTACTTCAGGTCTTGGCCTGCGTCCGGTTCACGCGGACCCGTCCACGTCACCTGACTCACGACCGGCGTCAGCGGCACGCTGTTGATGGCTCCAACGACGGTGATCGTGGCACTGGTGAGACCCAGAAAACGCAAGCCATTCAGATAGGTCTTCCAGGAGAGCGACGGGGCAGTGAGTTCCTTGGTCAGATTCGCTACCAGCGCCTCACGGGTCGAGTCATCACGCTTCTCGACGAGTTGTAGCTCCTGGTTTACGAACTTGTCCATCAGGACGTCCCACTTTTGCTCATCGACCTGGAGGGCAAACAACATCCTCCGGAAATTGTCGGCGAGAATACCACCACCCGTCAGCGCTGCTGCTTCGCCGCTATTGCTCAAGAGTGCTTTCACTGCTTCGTTGCTCATGATGCTCTCCTTGGGTTAAAGAAGAGTCCCGCTACAGAACGGGACCCCGACCTACGGTTAGACGACCTGCAGTTCGATCTCGACGACCTTCTTGTTGTTGCGCTCTTCCACCACCGTCAGGTTGAGCACACCCCTGGACGGATCGTACATCACCGAGTAACGCTCGGTGTTCTCGCCCTTGCAGTGATAGAGGCGATCGATGTACTCGACTGCATCGCGCACACGGTCTTTGTCATCGTCGTCGGTGAGCAGCTCAGTAATGCCACCCATCACGTGGTTGAAGAAGATCCAGATGTTCGTGTCGACACAGTTGGTCTGATCCACTTCGTTCGCTGCCATCGGACGAGCCTCCGGAGTAGCATGACCTTGCAAGACAGCTTGCGTCGGCGTAGCAATCTGCACGATGCGTTCATCCCAGTTCGTGAAATCAACATTCGAACGCGCAGCCGTGAGCAGGCTCAAACCCACTTCCGAGTTAGCGCGATCCGGATCGAAAGCCCGCACCCGGATCTGACCCGGCACTACGTCCGTCGGATACCTCATCGTTGCGCTGAAGGTCGGGCGCTCGAACCCGACGATCTCGAAGAAATGACCCGACGTTACCTTCAGTGTAGTGAGCACATCAGTGACGTTCAGCGATGCGTTGCCTGTCAGGTTCTTGTGCAACCACTCCACGAATTCGTCACGTCCGATTACATCTTCGAACAGTTCGATGTAACGCAGCGACTTGCCTGCCTGCATCATGTTGACTGCAGGAGCTTCGCTGATCTTCGGACTTTCTTTCCAGTTCTGGCGCACGATCACCGGTTGCCGGATGGTTTCCGATTCACCCATGATGCGAACACCCTTCACGCTTGTGGGCGTTTCGTATTTGCTGGTGTCCTTAAAGAGCGTTGCCGGATCAGTCTTCGGGGCTTCCGTGTCGGGAATCGGATTGGCGGCCGAGCCTACATCCATCGTTTTGCCGCCCATGGCTTTAGTGCGTGCCGAGAGCGGTTCGAAGACTGGCGGCGGTCCCATGTTCGGCAGCTCGACTTCGAACGCGCCGATGCATTCCGAGAGTTTGCCTTGGTCGATCGATTCGAGTTCCGTGTACACATCGAAACCAAACAGCAGCTTCGAATCAGCACCCGGCGAATACACCTTGCCCTTGATGAGGCCGCGCTCCAGCGTATGGTTACTGCGCAAGCTCGGTGAAACCATCCGTTCGAACTTGATCACCACTTGGCTGGCCAGACGACGATCCAGATCCTGATGGTGCGAGTAACGACGCTGGATCTCGTACCACAACCGCTCGATGTACTGGACTTCGCGGGCGCTGGCCGTGTTCGTGAGTACCATCAGCGCACTGGCGCCGAAATTCAGTGAGTCGACACGATTGACCGCCAGGTACTGGGTCTGGCGCAGTGTCGGGTCTGTCAGGTACAGGAGCTTTTCCACTTGCTTGGCCTCGCTGCCGATCCGGACATGAGTTTCCCATTCTGCGGTGGTGGTGAACGTGAGCAAACTGCCGAGCTGCATCATGCCGAGCGGCTTGCCCACGACTGGTACGAGCACAGCCATGTCGACCAGACCCAGTTCCGACGAGAGTTCATCCGAATGCCGGTTCTTGGTGCCAAGCAGGCTCGCATGCTTAACTGAGACGAAAGCGAACTGGATCAGCTCCGGCTCCACATCGTGCATTTTGCAGACCTTGTCGAGCAGCGCCTTGAAGTACTCGCGATCGGCCTGCTGCACCGACTGACCTTCCAGCCATTCCAGCGCGAATTGCAGGGACGTCGGGCTACCGTTCTCGAGCGGGACCAATACCGGACCCGATTCTTCTTTCTTTCGTTCCGGCTGAGCACGCCCGGCTTCCTGCTGGGATTGTTGGGGAGCAGCCTCGGCCGCCTTCGTGTCGTTTACCGTTGCTTTGTTTTCTTCGAGTGCCATCTCTGCCTCCTGAGCAGGTTGTTCGGTGTGGGTCGCCGTGTCAGTGGGTGTGGGCGGCGTATTCATCTCGTACAACAGACGCGTGGCCCCAATACTGAACCCTTCGGCTTCCAGAATCTGACGCTGATCAAAGGTCAGAAAGCTGGTTTCAAAACGCAGGGTCGCCAGCACCATGTCCTTCACGCCCTTGGGGCGCATGTCCAGTTTGATCAGACCGCCCCGGCCTTCACGTGGATGACGCAGTGCGTTACCCCGCACGAATTCGACCTGATGGGGTGTGAGGTTGTGCAACTTCAGGAAGTCTCGCAACTGCCTGAAGAGGATCTCGCCTTGACTACCGTCGCCGCGATACACCGACATCCACATGCGCAAATCGTCGACCGTCGCCGCGTTCTCTTTCGAGAATTCCGACATGTCAATGTTCTTGATGTCGTAGTCTGTACCAAACACGATGTATTCCGTACCATCGACCATCATCGTCCGCAAAGCGATGTGATCCACGGTTTCAGTCGGGTGGCCGAGAGCGATCCGCCTGAGTTCGATCATGAACATTCCGGCGAGATCATCTGCTTCTGTCGGCCGATAGCAGTGATAGACTTGCCCCCAGAGTTCGCTCGGCGGTACTTTGGTGCCGGTCACGCATTCCGCAAGATGGTCTGCGATCATGCTCTTACGCAGATACGTGTTCGTCTTGATCCAGTCACCCAGTGCCTGCTCTTCACGGGGGGCAGAAACAATCGGAAAACTGGTGTGCCCTTGTTCATGGGCTTGGTCGAGGGTGATCATTTCAATCCTTGTTTTCTTGGTTTAGAGGAAACCGATCCGTTTACCGAAGCGGTTTACAGTTTGTTGTTCAGCCATGTGCTTGGCGAGCGCTTCTGACAGCGGCCACTTTTCCTTGACCGACCAGTCCTTCGGCGGCAATCCGGCAGCCTCGCACGCCGCGGCGGCTTCATCACGCGTAAGCTCGCGGAACGGCAGGATGTCAAAGCAACGACCCTTGCGCAGCAGTGCGGGATCGATGCTATCAATGCTCGGCAAATTGGTCGAGAAGACGATTTTCTTGCCAGTATGCTTGACCACGCCTTCGGACGCGTTGAGAATCGGCGCCATCAGGGTGTTGCCATCCTGGCGGCTTTTCAGATAGTTGTCGATGTCCTCGTAAGCGAGGATCTTCGCGACCGAACTCCGGAAGAAGCGCCCAATCAGTGCCGGAGTCTCCACCACCGGCTTGTTATACGCCAGGTAGGTGTCGTAGTTGCCCGACATGATCAGCGAGCGCAGGAAGGTACTCTTGCCTACGCCCGGCGGCCCGAAGAGCACCAAGACGGTTTCGTCCGACTCCATGAATGCCTGGAAGTAGTCGCGCAGCGGGACATTGAGCCACGGATAGAACTCCTGTAACGCCAGGTTTGCCGACTCCTGCGTCATGTATTTGCTCGAGAAGACCGGCTCGCCTCGATCATTCAAACTGTTCGCTGTCTGGATAAGCGCACCCAGCGAGTCGAAGTTCTCCTTCACCCAGTCAGTCACCACTTGGGCTTCAGCGAGATCACCATAGACGCTGACGCTGATGGTGTTATCTTGGGTGGTGAATTCGACCATGGCTTCGACATAGCCTTCGTCGTTATCTTTCAGGCCGATATGGGTGCCCGCGGTGCGGAACGTGATGAAGCCGCGCTCTTGCAAGTAACGCAGGAACTTGTTGCGGTCTTGCTCCCTGTCCTTTATTGCACGCGTGGCTGACTTACGGGAGCTGTTCAGACCTGCCTTCAGACGCGTGGCGGCCACCAGCGCGTCAAAACGCGCGATTGTGTCACGCGGATTGGAACCAGCTTCGAAAAACTGCAACACATTGTAGTAAACGAAATGTTCTTGCATGACTGTTCCTTGTTTCAATTGTAACGATTGTAAGTTGCGCTATTTGAACCAACGGCATAGGGCGAAGAGAGTTGCCTCCCTTCGCCTATCGCCCCGTGTAATTATTCGACGTCGACCTTGCACTGATAAATAGCCAGTGCAGGCGACTGTTCTTGGCCGAGCTTCACTGCCCGATCGTAGATTGCGATGTATGCATTGTTGCCGTCACGCAGGAAGTTCTGCGACAAACGCCCACCACCATCACGCACCAGTGCTGCATGGAAGGCCCAGTTATCCACGTTAGCGAGACCTTCGCCATCGAGGATGTAGTGACGGAACGCCATCAAAGCGCGCTTGTCCCGCTCACTGATCAACGACACAAGCAAACGCTCGATGAAATGATCGAGCATATACTCGTCGTTGCCAGTGACTTCGACATCCTTCATCGCACGAATCGGCTGAGCATGGACGATGGTGTCCATGACATTCTCGGCGAGGATCTTGCCGGGCGACTGCGCTTCCACCAGTTCTTCCGCGTGGGCCAACAAGGCACGCGCTTCTTCGGTGGTAGTGCCGACTGCTTCGTCCGGCGTCGGCTCGACGCTGCGCACTTCGTTCCAGGCTTCCTGTCGCTCGCTCAGGGCTTGTTCGCGCTCGAACGTAGCTGCCCGTGATTCTGCCGACATGGCGAGCACAAACGCGCCATTCTGCGATTCGACATTCAGCACCAACAGCTTGAGCAGGGTGTCGTCTTCGCCCGGATCACCCTTACCCAGTGCTTCGATTTCGACTTCGTTGCCGTCCTTCTTCTGCATGCGGAAGTACACGGTCGGATTGGGCACCTGGGCTTCCAGCAGCGCCTGTTCCGGATCGCCCAGTTCCTGACGGAAACCCGTGACCGTGCCCTCGTGGTCCGCCACCTGCGTGATGAAAGTGACGATCTGCTCGAGCGTCGTGAAGATCACGGCCTGCCCCGCTTGGAGTTCCTTCGTGATCTGGGCGAACGTATCGAGCATGCGATGCGTGACCATGGCACCTTCGATGCGCGGACGAATCGCGATGCCGTCCTTACCGTAATCGGCGAAGAACATCTGCAGCTTCGGCGCACGCTCACCTTCATCCAGGTCGCTGCGCTCGAGCGTCACCGTGAGGATGTTCGGGCCATTCTCGACGGAGTAGCGCGGCGTGTCGGTCGTTTGCTTCTTGTGCGTATTGAGCGCAAGATGCTTGGACCACAGGGCCGTCTTCTCGTCGATGAACTTGAGATTGTCCGCCAGTTCATCGTTAGCCGAATGCTCGCGCAGATACTCATCGATCTCTGCGCGCGTATAGAACTTGATGCTGTTGTTTTCTTGCTCGGACACTACATGCTCCTTGTTGTTTGATGGTTTACTGGGTGAACGCCGTGATGACGCTATGGCGCTGGAAATCTTTGTACGCGATGAGCGTGAGACCTTCATCGTTCAATTCCAAATCAAAGGTGATCGCTGTCGGATACTTGCGGTGCAACATCTCGAAGTACTCGAGGCTGTGGGCCAGCAGGTCATTTTTCGGGTTATTCAGCGATACGTGACGAATACTGAGCGCCGTCTTCAGGTCAGCGAAAGTGAAGTGGGCATTCATTGCGGCGGTTTGTTGCACGCGCTTACGAATCACGAGCTGCTCGGTAACCTCGCTCGTTTTCTTCCACTTCAGATGGACCGTCCCCATTTGTGTGTTGGGCGTACCGGGCGCCATCACGTAGAGGTCGATCTTCTCGCTACTACCTTCCACGCGGCCGAAGGCAAAGCGCGGTGCGCCATAGGGTTCGCGGGGGTTACGTGCCTGATACGACTCCATCACCTTGTTCACTTCCGAGATGATGTCGGCAGCGATTTCTTCGCTTGTGTGATCCACCAGATGAGAGTGGAGCTCAAGCGTTCCTACGAACAGTTTGGCACTGATGGCTTTGGTTGCAACGACGCTCATGGTAATCACCTCATAGTCAGATTGGTCTACTAGATGATGCTTTCTTATCTAGCTCTGACGGGTAATATAGGGCTGAAAGTCGTTTGAATCAGAAGGGTAGCAGCCAAGCCAGCGCGACTGCAAGAATTCCAACTACAACGAACGCCCCCAGGACTGTTGCCACGCCGGAGTCCCCTTTACAGGTGACACTTACGTCACTCGCCCCTTGTTCTTCAGTCTTCTCGACCCCGTTCGGACACAGGTCATGATAGCTGCTGCCGTGTCCGACGTAATAGGTGCGCGGCACCACATGAGTTTCTTCGTGAAAACCGCTGCTGTGGCCGCCCTCGCTCTCATGGGCTGAACTGTGCCCTTCCCCACTGGCGTGACCACTTGCATGTCCTCCGCCCCCGTGACCGCCTCCGCCACCGCGCGCAAACGCCAACGGAATGCCCACCAGCAGGGCGATCATCATCGCCAGAATAAACCCCGCTATTACTATTTTTGTTTTCTTCATTGCTTGTTGTCCTAGTGTCAAAGCACGCCTACAATACATGCCCTCATCGTGTCAAAAAAAGATTGACGGCATAAACGGGGACCCGAAGGCCCCCGTTGATACGCTGTTTAGGCGTTCTTCTTGATGAGTGCCCAGATGACGGTCCACTTGCCGGTCCGATACAGGAAATAGGCAGCAGCCGCCAACCAGAGCCACAGTGGCAAAGACGTCAGGAAGTACAGCGCCGTCACCACAGCCACGATCACAACCTTCGTCGTGATGAGGGTCGGTGCCAGGCCGAACTTCGCAACCGCCTTTTGCAACCACTCCGAAGCATCCGCCATGCTATTCTTGAGAATTGCATACTGGCCCAACGCGTCGGAGAATTGCAGTGCCACTACAGCCAAGAAGACGAAGAAGACGAGTTGCGTCATGTTGACCTCGAGGAAAGGATTACCAGGGTACTGCACATGATAATCCTTTTCTTTTTTCACCCTGCCTTCACACAGGTGAAACCCTCGAGTGGGGTGTAGCCGTTGTTCGACAACCACTCATTGAGCTCTGCCAACTCGTCATGCCAGTCCTGTGGGATCTCCTTCCTGGCGTCGAAATAGCGCCCCATCGCTTCGACGATTTCTTGCGCGCGCAGCTCCGCGACGATAAAGCGCGGTCGCAATCCCAATGGCGGGGCTTTAGTCTCGGCTACCATAGTCATCTCCAAACAGATTGATACAGACGACACAGTCGCCTTCTGCGGTATGCCAGCGCACGCACTGACACACCTGACAGTACTTGCTGCTGGCCTTCTTCCAGATACTAAACACTGCTATTCTCCTTGTTTGGCACTGGATATTGCTCCAGCATCGCTTTAAGCTGACGGGTGTAGTAGCGCACCAGCTCACCATTAAAATCCCGCACTGCGAGCGTGCCCTTATCCACATAGTTGAGCACCGCGCCATGGCTTTGCGCGTCCGGATACTTCCTATCGAGAGCTCGATTAGTTACTTCGCGAAACTCCACAAGCGTTTCGATAAAGCGATAAACCTTCGCACCCGTCGGACCGGGAAGCAGTTTGGCCCACCATTTCAGAAACGCATAATAACGTCGCTCGAAGAAGCTTAGTTTCATGCCAGCTCGCTCCCCTGGTTAGGTGGTCGACACGCCCTGATAGGTCATGAGATCGGTCGTGATAGCAGGGCGGACCGCGTCCCAGGTCGGTTCGTGGCATTCCGGATCGCAGTTGGGTCCCACGGGTTCACGATCAAACATTTCGCAGACTTTCATCGTGAAGTCACGAATCAGTGCCGCATTGAACATGTAGCTACCGTACTGCCCGTAAGGCATGACCTGGTGACAAATGAGACGGAACTTGACCCGCCACAACGGGTGATCGATGGCGTCCAGCGACACACCGGCGAGCTTCAGACCTGCCTCTCGTGCAGCTTCCGGCGTATTGAAACGCTCCGCGTCGAAGATGTCCTCGGCGAGCCAACCCTCTGGCGTATGGCGATCGTTAGCGAGGAAGCGAGTTCGATCAGGATGATCCGGATGTTCAAATAGTACGACGTACTTGGGCACAGTGCTCCCCTTTGTTATACGTTAGGTAATGCGTCCAGGGTTTGGCGATCCTTCTCCGAGAGCGTGTAGTGCATGCGCGACAAGCCGCGCTCGTCGTTAGACTCGAACTCCTTGTCGTGATCCTCGGTTTGCAGGGCAATGGTCTTGATGCGATCAGGCGCGAAGCGTAGACGGTCTATACCGCGGCTATGCGCCACCCAGACGGCCGCAAACACCTTGGGGGAGGTGTAGGGCTTACCGTCATCGTACTCGACCGCATAGCCCTTCTCCTCAAGGATACGTCGGATCTCGCCATAGAACAACGTAGCCAAGCGCTTGACACGAAAGTTACGCAGATACTTCGGATTGCCCTTGATAATGATCGCGACCTTGAGCTTCGCTTCGTCCGCAGCATTGAACACTTTACGAACCTCATCGGCTCGCTGATAGGCTTCTACTAACTTGTTCACACTGCCCCCTATCGCGGCGGATACTTGTTACCCCAGACCAGCACCAGGATCAGTACCCCGACGAAGATCCAGACTCGACTGGCTGATTTCTTTTTCATGCTCCCTCCATGCTGACGAGCTGATCGATCTTGCCGTCCTTGAGCATAAAGCCCACCACCACACGACTGACCTGTTCTGCCGGAGCACTAGTTTTGGCAAAGTCAAAGTGGTAGACAATCAGTTCACACGGCAGAGGCTGGCCGGTTTCCCTATTGGTAACTACAGCGTTGCGATCCAGCCCCATGCCCTGACCGATCATGAGAGGTCCGTGACGCTCCACTTGCGTGCGCACAACGTCCGCCAGATACTCGAACATCTCATCAGTGGCACCGTATTCACGCAGCATGTCGTACATCTCCTCCAGCATATGCTCGTCTGAATCAGCCAGCGGCTCCAGGTATTTCTTTTGCTGCATGCTCCGCTCCTTGTTTGATGTCATAAGCGGGAGAGGTTCCGCGCCTCTCCCGTGATCCGCTTACTGCAAAGTCAATCCTGCTTGAGTAGTGCGACTCACCCGCCGGGCCGCCACCACTTCCTCACTCCTGCGCGGACGCAGTTTCACACCTTCCAGAAGCCACGGCTGGTTATCCCGCAACCACGCCACGTCCTTGGTGATGGTGCCCGTGGAGAGCTTAAAGCATTTGGCGATGATCGTCTGCTTCATGCCTGCTTTCATCATCTTAGCGACGAATGCTCGCCGCGGTTCCACTGCCATCCAGTAGGCGTATTCCTCCACGCCGTTGCGAAAGAGCTTTGCCTCGTAGCCCTTGTCAACCTGAACGACGACCAGCTTGAGGAACAGGAATTTGTGTATCGTGATCTGCACGTACTTTCGGCTGTTCTCGTACTTCTCGTAGATCTCGTCGATGTACTGCTTCGCCCGGTCCATCTTCTTTGCCATTTCAGTTCCTTGTAACAATTGTAGAGTAACGACCAATGTGGGGCTTTACACCCTCTCATGCGTGGGTAGTAGCTTACCCATACGAAGTGCCCAATGCGTAAAAATCACATTCCTTCGAAACAACGGCATTTTCTCGCCGTGCTCGAAACAACGGCATAAGAGGAGAGCCGAAGCTCTCCTCCCATACCTGAAGCGTCGATTGCAAAGTCCTGTGGACAGGGATAAGCAAAAGCTTTGACTCTATGCGACTCGAATGCACTTCCGACTATACTTACCAGACAAGGTGGCCATCCCGACAAGTAAGCATACCCGGCTGCGCATTCCCAGCCCGACGTAGACGCAGCGGCCGCGGTGAAAACCGCAGGCGCCACTAGGCGAACAAGTCCCGTAACGGCCGCACAAGGAAGACGGGCGTAACAACTCCGGGCTGGCACGTCGGGTTACCCCGGTTACCAACGATTCGCGAAGAAGCGAGACTAGACGCAGTATCGGTACTGGAAACAAACAACTTACTGGCGTTTGCGTCGCCAGTCGTACGATTCGTGGCACCCATCGCGCGCAAACGCGATTTCGACCACACGTAGGTACCTCCGTTAATCGTGAGTCACGGAGTCACAGGCGAAACTCGCCTGAATCTTGCTATAGCAAGTCTGGAAGCACTATCGACTCGGTCCTATCCTTTAAGTCCAGTCAGAGGCAGGTCAGTGCATGCAATGGAGTGGGCGTGGCTTCACGTCCGACAATGCTTCCAAATTTGCTGGCGGAGAAAGTTGGATTCGAACCAACGGTACAGGCACGCCCGTACTCCGGATTAGCAGTCCGGTGCTTTAAGCCTCTCAGCCATCTCTCCATTACTACTTAAACTGCTTCGACCCGGATGATCGTGGGCGCATTTTCGCGATAGTGAGCGATGCTCTCTTCACGTGCACCGCACGCTTTCATGTCGGCGATTCGCAGATCGATCCAGACAGGAATGTCAGCACGCGCTTCTTCCTCGGTCGCGTACTGCTTGGCTTCATGTCGGTTGTCGCCCGTCAGACTAGCAATGACGCAAGAGGGAATCGGACCCGTCACATCCGGGTTGAAATATTCTTTGCTGTTCGCACCGTTGCGATGCAAAGGAGCTACCAGAATGAACATGACGTTATCCGCAAAATGATTAGGTTAATGGCCCCTTGGGAAGGATTTGAACCTCCGACACACCACCATTCGAGGTGGCCGCTCTACCAGACTGAGCTACCGCGGGATACAACAGAAAACTGGTTGGTCCAGCAAGTGGTTTCGAGCCACCACCAAACTATCGACGCATGCATTCGCGATAGCCCAGTCCCTACCGGGGCAGACCACAGAGTAAAGACTAAAAAAGAGTGGTTCCGTCAGGTTGGTATCGAACCAACGACCTCCGTCTGGTTGGTGAGTGGGAGAGTCCACCCTACCTGGCCGGTAGGTGGGCCCACTCTGGTGACGGCGCTCTACCGGCTGAGCTACTGCGGACACTGAAGTACAACGGTAAAAGGATGGTTCCAAGCGACACGAATCGAACGTGTGACCTCCCGTCTGTGTATATCCAACTCCACCACTTCCCCTAACGGGGAAGCCCGGATTCGAACCGGGGAACTACGGGCACTCTTCCAAACTGAGCTACGCTGGACACTGATACAGCTACTACGAATTCTTGGCTCCCCAGGGTGGGTTCGAACCACCGACCTTCGGATTAACAGTCCGACGCTGACTACCAACTGAGCTACTGAGGAATTGAAGCATGCGAATGGTGGAGAAGGATGGATTCGAACCATCGTAGGCAAAGCCAACAGATTTACAGTCTGCCCCCTTTAGCCACTCGGGCACCTCTCCGTCATGATGCATATACATACGGGTGAATCAGAGAGGGCGTTGAGGACACGCACGACGTTCACACAGGCTTCTGGTTAGGAAGCCTGCGCAAGCATCACCCTCTCTAATACATGCTCAGACGCGGTAAAAAGTTACTTTACGTCGTAGTCCGGATCGAAGCACATGTGACTGTGGTTGACCAGCATGTCCGTGAGATCGATGATTTGGAACTGCCAGTGCGAGCCAATCTTGACCGCCGGTGGCACGTACTGTGCGCCTGCAATCTTGGCCTCACTGTCATCGAACTCCACGTAGTGGAACACGCCCCCGAGGATTTGATCCAGGGTCCGCTTGGCGCTTTCCGCATCGATGAACGACTGGAGTCGATTACCGAGCTTGACCCACTGCACGCTATCCTTCTCGGGGGTATCGGGATGAAACTCCAGACTCGCGAAGTAGAGAATCGTGTTTTCCAATACCAACCGCAAAACGAACATGCCTGCCTCCTTTTCCGTGTTGACGTCTTTGTAGTGAGTCCCACCCGGCTCGAACTCCTTTACCGGCACGTACCATTTGCCCTCGTTCACACTCGCCAGGATCTTGGCTTTCATGGCCGCAAAGCTGTGACCGTAAAGGTGAGCAATCTTGCGCGCCATCGTATCGAGATCGGGATAGACTTCGGAGATGGGGGTACCAGGGGTGACTTCCTCGTACACTTGCCAGGCGGTAGCTTCTTGGATCGTCCAGGCAGGCGTATAGTCCGTGGCGACGGGTCGATCCCCGTAGTAATGCTCCACGCTCATGTCCAGCGCATGGCCATCGCGTTTAGTCCACCCGTAGAGGTCCCGACCATCCGGGCGTACCCCAATCAGGGTATAGACTTCGTTGGATTCCTCCCAGCGCTTACGGCACTCGTCCCAGTGCTGTTGATGCGCCACTAACTGGGTGCCGTCCATCAACGGAATGAAGCGACCCTTCGCGTCACGGGGATGTTCCCAATTCGGGGCCACACGACGGTATGCAATCTTACCCATTAGAACTCCATTTGCTTAACTTGATGTTGCAGTAGCGACAAGAAGCGATCGCTATCGACGTTATCCCCAAACGTCGGCCACGAGCAGCCCAGATAGAAGTGTGCCAGCACACTCATCAGCTGGTCAGCGACATCGGTGTCGGACACGGTGTTCGCCAGGACCATGGTGATGCGCTCACGCGGGTAGAGCGAAAGGATTGCCTCGACTTGCCCCACCGTCAGATCGACCTTGGCATGTTCGGCCCAAAGTGCTGCCACATCCCGGTACGCTTCATCGGGCGTCGCCATGTAGCGATGGTTCAACGCCTCCATGGTCGCTTGGCTGCGCATGTTGATGATGAAGAGGTTATCCGGATCGGACGCGAGTCGCAGCGTGTTCTTAGCACTATCGATGAACATGTTAGAGCTCTCCTTGAGCCAGGAATCTAAGCAGGTACGGCAGCAGATTTGAGACATCCTCTTCTGTCAGCTGCATGCGGGAACGCGGATCGGAATTCGGATGCGCCGCCATGTCGCGCTTGAGTTGCTCCGAATCAATCCCGAGCCAGACAGCATGCGTACCGGACACGCGACTTTCTTGCAGACTGCTGTCCCGACCATAAAAGTCCTTGAATAGCACTCGCTTAGAACCCCGTGACGTTTCGAGCTCCACGTGCGAGCGCACCGGATGTTTCATCTGGATCTCGAACTGCTCATGCAGGACATTGATCGGGTTGCGCTCTTGACCCGGCAAGCGATCAATGTCTCGTGTCGCTTGCAGTTCCCGGATATAGTGCTCCGGACCATTGAGTGCCCGTAACAGCGTGCGCAAGGCTTCTGCGTCAACGGCGACGTAACGGGTTTCCTTAAAAGCGGACATGCTCATTTTCCTTGTACGTGAGTGTCAAACGTCCAGTTCTTGATGTCAGCGGCCTGGATGAACGGGAAGGCTTTGCGCAGCTCCTGCGTAATGTTCTTACGCGCATCGGTGCCCGTCATCATCAAGGACAGGTCAAAGAGCGGGTGCTGCAAGGAGAAGTAATGATGTTGGCCAAAGATCGTGACTTCTCCCGTGATGCCGCGCCGACGCGAAGCGGTTTTGGTCCGACAGTCCGTGGTAAACACCACGTCCGAGTCCATCGCCAGCGTAATCGGCGTGCAGCGCTTGATGGCTGCGCCAATGCGACTTTCGACATGGCGACCCCGACGTTGGAAGAAGTTGTGAAACTCTTTGCCCACTCGGTAAGTCTCGTCCTCGTTAGGTGCTTTCATCTGGGCGCCGTTGAGCTTGAGCTCGCCAAAGAGGCTGATGAACTTCGGATCGGGCAGCAACATCTTGACGTAGTCGATCGTGTTCTGCGATTCAGGCAGGTGTACCGGTCCGCTATCTTCGCGGTACTGGATCTGCATGTACACTTTGACGGCTTGATCGGTTTTGGCATCAGCCAGTGTGATAAACCAGTTGGGCAATTCCGCGACGCGCTTCACCTGTTGGGGCAGGGGGACGAAAGTGAAGTGGCAGAAGCTATTTTCCATCGAGATGCGGTGGGTAGTCATTGTAACGTTCTCTATAGTGGGGTCGGGCACGCATTCCTAGCGGGCTTGGACGCCAAGGTCATAAATGGCGAGGGTGTAACCCCTCGCCCAAAGTGCTCTACTGCGAGTTACATCTACCATCATGCGGGTTGGAGCAACGCATCCTCAATGAGAATGGTGTTGATCTTCTCGCGCATCAGCTGGCCAAAGGTAAAACCATGACACAACTGTAACCAACCGGTAAAAGTCAGTCGCCGAGTGGGGCAGAGCGTGACTTTGTGCGTCACGCACCAATCCGCCAACTCGTTTTCTGTCGGAAACGCCGGAGATAACGGCGTACCCAACGTGAGCGTTTCGTACAACATGTACTGGGTGGCTTCCTCGGGTTTCCATACCGGCATGTACTGGTCCTGATGGGGCTCGTTGCCGTAGTACTGGTGAAAACAAGTTTGACAGATACCTGCTTCACGTCGAGTGATCCACTCTTTCGCGTTCACGGGGTCTCGTACCATCCCGAGCTCCCACATCCGGCGATTTTCTTCATACCGCTGAGAGTCTGATGCAAACCGACTCCCGTCCATCAAGGGAACAAACAGCTTGTCGTTCAACTTCGGGTGTTGCCATCCCGCAGCTACTTTACGAACTTCACGACTCATCACTGATCTCCTGGTGGTGATGCCTTGCTTCAGGCTAGGTCGTGCGAAACGCTTCGTAGTTCGAGAAGCCAGTGAGGCAACGTCGAAGCTGCAAAGCGTCCCACAGTGCGTGATGCTGTACTGCACCCTGAAGCGCGCGATCCTGAACATACGGGTCGACGCGCTGTACTTCGAAGACGATACCAGGGATGTCCACCATCGTGCCGGGTCCCGTGATCAGCAGTTCGCTGAAATACTTCACGTCATCCGGCCAGTCGGTGATGATCCGAATCTCGCCCTCTTCTTTCTGCAAATACGCCTGCAGAACCTTTTGGAACTCTTCCACACCTAAGTGCAGAGGCCAAATACCGCTCGGGGTAGCCGCGTCCAGGTACGGGACTACATTGCGTTGCACCCACGGATCGATCGGTGCTTTCGGCCGGGGAAAGACGTTATACAACGCCACCCCCAGACTGTTCACCAGACCGATACTCATCAACTCGCCTTTATGGCTGTTGAACTCCGTGTCCAAATAGACTTTCCCCATTTCCTTCCTCCTTATTTAGGCTACTGGTGTTGCTCAAGGAAGTAATATGTCGCCCAAACTGGTTTCATTGGGGCATAAACCAGAGCACCTGCTCCGGACTACTTTCTTATTGTTTTAAGGGAAATAAAAAGCGGGGCAGCAGACCTCGCGTATCGGTGGAGAACGAGCTTGCTGTCTGTGCCCCGTGGACAAACAAAAAAGAAGGAGGGACCCTGGTCCGGTGTTGGACAGACCAGCGCTGTAGCCCCTCCCCTGAGAGAACTGGTGAAGAAAAAGTGAAGGCCAAGCGGCAGACAGGAGGAGGTGAGCCTAACCGCCCGGCCTTCGAGAGGAGACCTCTACAATTGCACAAACGAGGAACAGTCTACTACCGCACTACAGCCGCATGCAAAAGACAGCAGCCCCAAAGTTAATCGTTAACCTGCCAGTGTTTGGCCGCCGCAATCACCTTCGCGGCGCGTTCTTCCACAGGCAGCTCGAGAAGACGGCGATGTGCAGCAATGTCCGCTTCGGTGTAGGGCACAACCGTTGCTTTGCCATTACCCCACACGGTGCGGCCGGGTGCATCCTGGCGCGCTTTGAACCAACGACCCGCGAGCACTTCGACCGGCGAGAGCTCGTTGAGCTCATCGCACGAAGTGACCAAGAACGCATTTGATCCTTCCACGCGTTTTTCATGCTGGTTCAGCGTCTCGAGCAACACCTCGGGCGACTGCTCAGCCGCTAAGGTTCCGTCTTGAAAAACCGAATGCATGAAAAGACCCATTGCCACACTCATTGCGTGCCTCCTTAGGCGAAGAATTGCACAGCCAGTAAACGAATCCGGTTAATACGCATGTTCGTGCCTGCTGCCCCCATTTTCCAGTCGGCGAGGATCTGAGGCGAGGGATGCGACTTACTGTGTTTGAGCAGACCACAGGCCAGGTACTCAATCGGGGCCAGTCCACCCAAGGTGTTCTGCGTGGAGGGCTTAGTGAGCGCTTGCCGTGCGGTGTCTGGAATACCTGGCAACGAACAGAGCTCATCGAGCAGAGTATCCGGATCGCCAATATTCGCATTGGTGAGTTGCGTGAGCACTTGCGCGCTCTTACCTACAAACATCTGCTGCCAGGCCGTACCCATGATCGTGTCCTTGAAAGAGAGGATGAACTACACAAGATTTCATCCTCTCTCGGCGCGCCTTACTGCTACTTAGGCGATGTGCGTGCCTTCGACTTCCCGTGCAATGCGGGCGCGCGTGCGACGCTGCAGGGCTTCGATCGCGGCGTTGATGTGATCCAGCGCTTCCTGGTTTTCGTCACAGGCGAACTTGCCGTCCTGGAAACCTTGCAGGCGATGACCGCAGGCCGCGAGCACAGCTTCGATCGTGACGCCGTTCTGACCGACCACGGGCACCACACCGTTCTGGAACAACAGGTGCAGCATCAGGCTTTGGCCAGCGTAGCCTTCTTCCAACACCGACGGATGCGTTTCCGCATTGAAGCCCGAGAAGACGTAGTAGTGATTCGCACCGCTGACTTCGTTGGCGTTATCGCCGACGGCGACGAGCAGCTGCGTGTCTGCACCTTCGACCAGATGCTGGGTGATAACGGCACCCTTCTGGCGACCGAGAGCCCGCGCCTGCGCTTCCTGTTCCAGCCGCACAGCGGTATCTTCCGGTGATTCACACGGGTCGCCCAGATGATCGCCTGCGGCGTCCGTTTCGTAGGCAGCAGTAATGACGATGTCTTCGAGCGGTACGTCTTGATGAAAGCCCTTGCTGCCGGTCTTCACCTGACGAATCGCGTCGATCACTTCTTCACCGACGATCACCTTGCCGAACACAGCGTAGCCCCAGCCTTGCGGGGTCGGCGACGAGTGGTTCAGGAACTCGTTGTTGTTCACGTTGATGAAGAATTGCGCGCTCGCCGAGTGCGGATCATTCGTGCGAGCCATCGCGATCGTGTACAGTTCGTTCTTCAAACCGTTTTGCGCTTCGTTCGCGATCGGTGCATCCGTTTCGCGTTGGGTCTTCATGTTGGCTTCGAAGCCGCCGCCTTGCACCATGAAGCCGTTGATCACGCGATGGAAGATCAGACCGTTGTAATGGCCCTTGTTCACGTAAGCGAGGAAATTCGCGACAGTCTTGGGGGCACGCTCATCGTCGAGCTCGACGAGGAAGTTACCCTTGGTGGTTTCGAATAGAGCGTGTTTCATGGCGTGGTGATATGATTGTAAGAGTAGCGTGTGGCCGAGAGGTCTTAAACCGGGTGATATTCGGGTGAAGTCCGATACCGCGCAGCGAGCGTGTCTGCTGCATCAACTTGCAGGTTTTCCTGCGAGACATACCGCGGTGCTCTGAGCGCGTTCAACCGATCAATGTCCAGATCGTAGCCAACGAGCATCACGTCGGCGAGTACAATCTGAACGAGGTCGTCCCGAATCTTCTTGCGAATGTCGTCATCGGCCAGCGCTGGCGTATCGGGAAACTGGAATGCCCCCTCGCCGATCTGCGACGCGTAGAAACACGTGTCACCCAGGTGCAGATTCACCCGACCGGCGACTTGCGCTTCAACCGTGATAACAATGCCCGCGGCCGTGAACGGATCGATCACGTTCAAAATCTTGCCGTTGACGTCACGCGTGTAGCGATCCAGGCGAACCGAAAGTCGGTGATCTTTCAGCTCGATCGTACGGTACGAGCCAGTAGGTCCGGGACTCAACGGCACATTGATCGGTGCACAGACGTACTGCTCGCCGATCTGTAGATAGACGTTTTCCAGCAATGCCTTGTGACCGATGTGATCCGTCATGTCGAGAAGCACTGTCTCGAGTAGCGCTTTGGTTTCTCCCAATGCCAGCACTGAGAACGCCGCCCCAAAGCGATACGGTGCCGTGAGGACCGCCTCGTCGTCGATCGTCGCACTGCGTTGCAGATCTGTCACAATGTAACCGGCGGCTTCCGGTCGCACGATAGGAACAATCCGTGCCCCGCGGAACCGTTTGAATTGTTGTGCTTCCACTTTCTGTCCTTTTCTTTTAAGTTTGTTGACGCACTCCACAGATTGCTCTTTGACACTTCTCTGTCTTACCGTCCTTCTTTCGATTAAAGCGGTAGTCCTCAACAGAGTCGTCGACACGTGAGGGCGTGTCGTTTGGACCAAAGAACTCTCTGCAGGCTGCGTCCCTTACTTAGTCATCGACTTATCGTTGGCTTGCGAGTCCAACCTTACGTCACCTTTTCGTTTCAGGGTACAACTTGCCTTGACTCCGGTAGCACCGTAAGTCTTAGCCGGACGATTTGAGTCAGCGTATCAACTTGGCGGTATCTCGCTGGTGTGTACATACCCGACGGGCAGCACACCTCCTAAAAGGATCGTGAACCTTTTGCTCTTAGGGGAGCGAGAACTCCCCTTTCGCGGGCGTTACACCCACGAATTACCAATCGTCCCTTGAGAAGGGTGTCTTAACAGATGGACGATTGATAACCGTTGCCGACTTGCACGGCTCATCAGAGAGCTTACTACGCAACCCGGAAAATGGGGTTGTCTGCCTCACGCATGCGCTTCAAGAAGTCGCGATGTCCATGGCGCTTGAGTTGACCTTCCAAGAGGTCGGCCGCTTCAAAGCACTCGATCATCTTGTTTTCAATGACCACCGCCACAGAGCCCTTACACTTCTCATCGGACTCCAACGACGTGCGCAGCTGATACGCTTCAGAACGCGTCGTTTCAATCGCAATCCACAGTGCTTCTGAATAAGCACGTGAATATTCGATCGGTTTAAAGTTGTTGTCGTTCACGATTATCCCGTTTGATCTGAACAGCATGTCTCTTTCCAGATTATGCCGCACCTCAGTAAGTTTTCCTATTCTGTTGTTTCCTTAATCAATCGCTGTTATTACGGCATAAAGGCAGGACCGAAGCCCCGCCTTTATTAGACGCGCTTAGGCGCCTGCTTGTGCTTCGCCACCTTCGGACGACGGCGTGCCGTTGGCAGCGTGCGTCGTGCCGTCGGCCGGAACCGCGTAGCCGACTGCCGTCACGAACGGACCCGTGGCCGGGGGTGCTTCGCCTGCATCGACGAAGGGAACGTTGTTCGTCGAAAACGCGCCCGACGGGGTTTGCTTCGCTTGTGCCGGATTCTCGATCGCGACATTCACGCGCGAGCCACCGGTCAGGACCTTGACGATCGTGCAGGGCAGCGGATCGATGTTGGTGACGGTAGCACCCGTGCCGTCCAGACCCAGTGCGGGCGACGTGAATTGCGGGAAGTACTGAGCGGCGGTGTTATTTGCTGCAGGCATCGATGACTCCAGTTAAGAAAGGGGAAAGGCTACTGCATGTGTGCCGAACCGAAAAGCTTAGTTCGGATCTTGCGCGACCGGGGTTTCCGGAGCCTCGACGGGCGTACCCGTCTCGTCGGCCATGATCTTGACCGGCGCGTAAGGCTGCGCGCTGTCTTCCGGGTTGGCCGGGGGATTGATCGGTGAGAGCGGCATGTTCCAGCCCGCTTTCTGATACGGCACCGTCTTGGGCGGCGGGAAGGCCGGAGCGTCGTTCGGGTCCACACAATAACCACCCACACCAGGGATGATGTTCGTGTAGGGGCGTGCCGCGTATTCGCTATCGAAGTACGGCACGTTCTTCAGCATGTACTGGCGACCCGTGGGGCCCGTGACCGTGAGGTTCACTTTGAGCGTCGGACCCACATAACGAATGGTGGCGTTCAGCGGCGTGATCGCCTCGATCGCATTCAGGTCAGCCAGCTGGCCGCCGCGTTCCGGATAGAACTGGACCGCTTGGCCGATTGTCGGTGCACCCATCAGATCCCCCAGAGCAGAAACGGGTTGAACAACGCCATCGATTGGAGCATGGCGCGCTGTGTGACGCCATTCATCAGCATGGCGTACGTCATGAAAGACATGTCAGATTCCTTTTATTGACCGCCGCGAAACTCGGGCGGCGGCATCGGGATTTCGGAGTTTTGCTTCAGCTTCACGCCCCAGGCCGCAGCGAGTGCTTGGCCCGAGATCGCTACGCAGCCACCCGAGAAGGCGAGACTGTTAAACGAGTGATTCTTCAGCGTGTCGTAGATTGTGAGTGCGATGAAGACAAAGCCGCACAGCAGCACAAATCCGTAACCAATCAGACGGGCCGGGTCATAGTCACCGTTCCAGTTCTGGAACATGTCGCCGAAAGTCTTGGCGATCAAGGCGCGCGTTTCTTTCATCGTGATCTTGTCACGCAGCCATTTCAAGAAGGCCAGGAATTTGGCGCTCATGTTAGTTTCCTTTATTGATCGTCCGGCGGAAAGTCCTCTAGCGGAATCGTGACTCCTGCCAGCTTATGGGTCGAATCACCACAGTACACGAGATAGCCGCCTGTGATGAAGTAGTGGCACACCACATCCACTATTTGCTCATAATGATCGGGCTTTCGCGTGGGCAAATCGAGTCGCTCGTCAAAGCGTCGCGTATACCGCAGCAGCAGCGACGGATGGCAGGTAAGTTGTTCGTTGAATTGACCATTCCACGTCCAGACCGGATGTGGGTGGGCTTGAAGCTGCTGTGCAACATAAACCACATGGTTCATATCGCACGCAGGACAGTAGTGAACAATTCCGATTCGATGATTCGGATCTTTCGAATCGACCAGCCAGCGCAACTTCTTCGAGTCAGTCATGATCCTCCGTCCATACTGCGACGCCATAAAGCCAAAAAAAAAAGATGGGGTAAGAGGAGGCGAGTCAGACACCCGAAGGCATCTGACTCACAGAATGAAGCTCACGCTGGCATGCAGCAAAGCTCCTGCCCTAAGAGGATGTGATTAAAGCGCTGGGCGACTGTGTCTTGGGCAGCATACAGCCACTGGATGCACTGCAAGCACATGTAGGCGAGTACCGCCATGGCTGTAATGGGCAAACCCACGAACCAGGCACCAAAGGCCAAGAAGGTGTAGACGAGCACGGCAATCACCATCTCCGTACCGGGGATGAGATTCGCCGAGAGGAACGACTTTTGCAGCCAGAGCGTCAGCTTGCTTTGGGGATCTTGAATCGTGAGAGAGACGAACGCCCTCACGACCCAGAACGCGACCAGCGCAACGAAGACGACCAGACCGATTGCGTATGCGATGGCCATGATAAAATTTAGTGAACAGTGGGGGATTGGGGGCGAGCGGCTTGCGACACAGGCGCATTCGCGTCGGCCAGGATCGCCTTCAGGTCTTTGTCAATATCCTTAATCACGGCTTGCATCATGAGGTCCAGAAAACCCATGCCGAGATCTAACGTCGCATTGATTGTCTTCTCAGCGAAGATGCGGTCTTGAGCCGTTGAGTCGTACTCGCAGGTGCCATGCACGAGCGACAGTTCACGACGATTCGCTTCGGCCTTCTTTTCGTTGGCGTAGGCCACGTTCAGGTAGATCACGTAGGCGAACATGCCCACAAGCATCGTGCTCGGAATGATGGCGGAAAGGTTTGCGTGGATGAAGTTCAGCATGGTAAGACTCCTGGAAAAGATTGATCAACTCATGGAAGAGGCAGGGGAGCCCGAACTCCCCTGCGGGTACTACAGTGCTACAGTGCTACAGCAACCCTTAGGCTGCGGCGGCTTGGGCGCCATTGGCGGCGTCCTTGCCTGCGCCGTTGACCGGCGACATCATCGAGTCGATGGTCTTCGCTGCCTTCTTCGCGGCGCTACGGCGACGCAGGGCCTGGATGCCCTTGTAGCCACCGAAGCCGACACCGGCGCCACCGATAACGCCACCAGCGATGATTGCGATCTTGATTGCGAGTGCTTGATTCATGGTAAAGCTCCTTTTAAGGATTAAGAGTAACTACCTGTTGTACTACGGGGGTGCACGCTCTTAAGCGACGTGCTTACTGTCGCCGAGTCATCAGCGAAAACCAGACCAGCAAAGTCAGAACCACAAAGACGGTCCACTTGCCACTACGTTTCTTGGCCATGATTACATCACGATCAAGATGTAGATGAGTGCCGCCAGAAAGAGGATCTTGCGCATCACAACTCCTTAGAAGGAGAAGCTCGCGAACTTCTTGGAGGTGCTTTCCTTGAGTTCACCGAGCTTACGGTTAAGCACCATCACGCCACCGATCACGACCGTGAAACCCATCACCGCGGCGAAGATGCGATAGTCGGCGTGCACGAGCGAGATGATCGCCGCGCCCACGATACCGGCATTCAAGATCTCGCTTTCGCCTGCGGTCTTTTGTGCGTGGTGAAACATGGCGCGCACACGTTCCACACTGGGGTTCTTCGCAGAACGGGTATGAAAGTTGTACCACACGCCCATGGCGAACGAGATCATGCCGATGATTTGCAAAACGATGAAGAGGGTTTCGAACATGACGTTCTCCTTTAAGCGAGGTGGAATGAAGGGCGGCTCATAACTGCCCCGATCGTTTACTGCGCGAAATCTTCCCCTTTGGGCCAATGCCAGGCTGGGGGGTCATTCGGTTGATGGTCGACATCGCGCTCCGCAATATCGATCCAGTTCTGAATCGTCACGTAGGAGATGAGGCAGCACACCAGTGCTAGTCCCAGGAAGATCGCAAGCAGATGCAGCTCGACGTACACAGCGCCCGCGAAGAGCACCGTGAGCAACAGCGTCGTAAGCACCGAAGGACGACGCGTCACGTTGTAGTCCTCCAGGTTCTTCTGCGCGCTGGCGCGACGATTGGCGATTTCATCATTCGTCAACTCGTCTTCGGACTTGATCAAGCCCAGCCACGTAGCGACACGCACCACCACCTTTTTCAAGGCACGGAAAATATGTTTCATGATAACCCTCCTTAGGGTCGAGTGAAATTAGGCAAACGCCGCTTCAGCCACGAGATCCATCGGCACGTCGTTCTTGCGAGCGATATACATCGTGATGGATTGCTCGATGGCACGAGCCAGTGCCCCTGCAGCAAAGACGCCGATGGCCGACGCCGTGAAAGCCCAGCCCGCTGCGAGAACCAGGCCCATCGTCACGTACAGAATCGCTGCCCGCATAAACGCCGGGGAGAACTTACGACCACGCAACTGCTCGCGATCCATCTTGACATTCGCCGCCGCGATTTCCACCACTTGCTTGTGAATCGGTGCCTTCTTGAACTTATCAAGACCTTCGATCGTGCTCCAGGCAAGGATCACGGCGAGGATAACGAAGACCACAAAGTAATAGACGACGAGTGCAACCATGATAATCTCCTAGACCGGCGAAAGGGTGAATGAGTTAGTACGCGTACACGCCTGCTTGTTCCAGGGTGTCGTGGTGACGTGCGACACGATGCATCAGCAGCTTCGAGATAAGGTGCGAAGCAGCGTCGCCTGCGTACCAGATGCACAGGACGGCTGCACCGTAGAAGCCAACCAGACCCAGGAACACGCCGAACACAAAGAAGAACGACACGAAACCCAGATCGAAGTCGATCGAACCCGCTACCGAGAGACGTTCTTTGGTGCGCTCGATGTCACGGGCTTGATCAGCCGCGTCTTTCTTCAAGAACTTCTTGTAGGCGCCGATCGCGCCGCGTGCTTTGATAGCGCCGATGATCAGGATAGCGAGGGCGAGGATAGCCACGAAGAGAGCGACGGACATGAGAGATTCCTTGTAATCAGTAATGGGGGTTAAGCGGCCGTAACGTTCAAGCCACGACCTGTTTGCCAGAAGCGGACCAGGTAGATGTCCTTAAGTTGTTCCAGGAAATCCGCGAAGCAGCAGGCAAAGCACAGCGTGAAGAAGAGCGAAGTGAGCGACAGACCAGCCATCGCACACACCAAGGCGAGCGCCGCAGCGATCATGAAGTAGCTCGCATCGGGCAGCGGATCGTTGTCGATCTGTACCGACAGGCCCTTCGCAGCCAGGCGCACTTTCTTGATCTCGATGTACGACGCGCAGAATTCCTGCGTTTGCACGGTCAGCAGTTTCTTGGCTTCTTCCATGTTGATCGCGAAGAGCACGAGCAGCAACGCTGCGATCACAAACAAAGCGAACAGGATGATCATGGTGATGCTCCTTAACAGGTGTTGGGGTAGAAGCTATTTGCTTCAGTTCAAGTCGGTTATATAGGTTTGAAATCTTTTTCAATCCACTTTTCAAGTGGGTTCAAAGAGAGTCCAAGCCAGGGAGCCGAAGCCCCCTGGTAACTAACTTACATCCACTGGCACAGCGGATGCAGTTGGCGCGGATGATAATTACGGTTCGGGAAGCGATGCATCAGCACACTGCGCAGGACGCAAGTCAGGCCTGCGAGCAGCGTGAAGAGAGCCGCCGCTTTCCAGCCGTGCATGTACAGGGCAACTGCCATAGCCAGGTACACCACCGGCATCAGCCAGTCTTGCCAGATTTCCAGCGTGCGGCGCGTGGGTGCCACCAGAATCACCCGACGGCACCAGTCAGTGACCTCGTGCTGGAGCGGACCACACTGCGCAATCAGCAGCACACCGATGTGAAACACAAAACCCCAAGCCATCAGTCCCGTCACGATCATTTCGAATGTGCTCATTTGTAACTCCTAGTTTGATTTAGTAGAGGGTTTGAGTTCGATACTGGTTTGAACTCAGCCGGGGAATATATGTTTGAATTTTATTTGAATCCGCTCAAAAAAGAATCGACGTCATAAAGGCGAGCCCGAAGGCCCGCCTCTTGGGTTTACAGATGGTGGTTTGAAGTGAGGCGACGAATCTCCTCACTCTGGTGCTCAATCACTTCAGGAGGTACATCAGCCTCAGGCGGATAGACAATGTAGTTGCCATCACTGGGCTCCTCCACGTCGACACGCTTGCCGCTCTTGCGATCACGACACTCGCCCTTCTGGCAGTGCACCAGTTGGCCACCCAGTTCCTCCACATCCGACAGTACCGTCTCCACACTGTCGTACTGGTGTGTTGCCGCGTACTTTAACTGGGCGTACCGGTGATACTTCGTCGCCAACAACGCTATCGCCACCAATACGACTACGAGGGCGATAATGACTTTCTTGGACCTTTTGGTCTCTCTAACTGGCATGATCTTCCTGAGGTAAGCCGGTTAATCTTTCAGACTGTCGAGGTACGCACCATCGATACAACCTTCCGGGTCCAGTGTGATAAGAAAGGTTGAAAAGTGGTGTACCGTAAAACGCCGCTGAGTGGGAGGCGCGCTGACTTGTCGCACTCGAACGATGCGACGATTCTCTTTACCGGTGTAAACGAGCTCGAACGCGATGTCAAAGTGAAGTTCTCCGCGCGGAGAGAATTCCCGCGCTTTGGACTGACCGACCCACACATGGCTTAACACTTTGTGGAACGTTGCACTATTGACACAGTTACGACGCATGTACTCCAGCCCGCGACGCTCGTCAATCTCCTCATTCACGTACATCATCAGGCTCATCGCTCTCTCCTAAGCGTAGTGCGTCTCCCAGACTGGATTGCGCAGCCGAATGGTCTCGATGACTTCCTGCTTGTCATTGAGAATCTGCACTTTGATGACGTCTTCCATGTCCACCAGCATGCCTTCAGCCTGGTCGTCCCATTCCTTACCAAAGAGTCGGATCAGAAAGAGCGTGCTGGCATCGAAGTCAAAGACCTTCTTCGGAATCACGAGCTTCCCGATTTCCTCGACGACATTATGGGCATGCCAGAGTGTCGCAAATGGCACAGCATCCTCAACCTTCTCTACCAGCGTCCACAGGTAAGGCTGATTCAGATCCGCCAGTCCCAGAAAGACACGCGCTTGTTGCCACCGTTTAAAACGCAACACATACATCACGACTCTCCTTACGCCGCTACCGGCACTTTGAGCGTACGCAAGAACCGCTCCATGTCTTCCATCGGCTCCGCCATGTTGCCCCACTGCACCGGTGCGATGTCGCCATAGGTGGTCTTGAGAAACAACTCGACCGCCTTCTTGCTCATGTCGCTCTTGGCGCGCAAGAACCAGTACGCCGTGAGTAGCGACATCTCCTTGATTTCGCCGTGTTTCAGGAACAGCACCCGACTCGGTTCGGGTGTGTGCACCGAGACGGTTTCGGCGAAGATGATTGGCGCGAAGAGCAAGCCCGTGACCTGGTAGCGGTTGTTCAAGAATTCCATCTTCTCCTGAATGGAGACGGCAAAACGACGCTCCATGTCAAAGAGGATAAAGCTCGGTCCCAACGGCGTACGCGAGAGGATCGG